TGGGGCAGAGTCCCGCGCCGTTTCACATCTGGGTGACCTCGAAAAGCTGATTTGATGATGACTGAAGGCAACAAATAATATGGGCGTCGAACTGAACCGCCAGGGTCTTGCCGACCACATGGGCGTGTCGCTGCCCACTATAGACACGTTCCGAAAAGAGGGAATGCCGACCAGGGGGAAGTCGGGCGTGCAATGGGTCTTCGATCTGAGCGATTGCATAAAGTGGTATGTGGCCCGCCAGATTGCTGCGGCTGGCGCAGACGTGCCCGACGACATGGCGGCAATCGATAAGCGTACCGCCGTCGCCAAGATGGAGCTTGGCGAACTTGCGGCGGCAAAAGCGAAGGGCCAGGTAGCCACGATCCGCGATTTTGAGCGCGCCCAGGCCGCCGTGTTCGCCGAAATTCGCACCAATGTCATGAACGTCCCGCAGCGCGTCGTAATCCAACTGCTGGGCGAAACCAATGAAACCATTTTCAAAGAGAAGCTGAAAGCCGAACTGGCTCTGGCCTTGAAGGCCGCCGCTGAAGCGCCGCTTACCCTGGCCGAAGAAGACGACGAAGCCGCCGAAGAATGACGACTTCCAAGTTCAGCAACCCCATCGCCGTAGCCGACGCTATCGGGCGCGCCGCCATCAACCTGGTCCCGCCGCCCGACATGCTGCCGTCCATCTGGGCGCAGGAGAACATCAAAATCCCCGTTGGCAATGCTATTCCGGGGCCAATTTCGTTCGACAACGCGCCGTACCAGCGCGGCATGTTGGACGTGATCAAGGAACCTGGCATCCGTCGCGTTTCGTACAAGACCGGCGCGCAGCTTGGGAAAACGACCGTGCAGCAGTGCATCACGGCGTATTTCATCAAGCACGAACCGTGCAGCCAGATTTTCGTGCAACCGACCCAGGGCGACGTGCAGACGTTCCTGGAAACGAAGCTGCGCCCGATGATCGACGCGAACCCGGCCATCAGCGGCGTGATGGCGAAACAGCGCGGTCGCGAAGGCGTGAACAACAGCCGGATCATCTCCTACATTGGCGGCTGGTTGATGTTCGGCTGGGCGGGATCGCCTAAGACCCTGCGCAGCCGTTCCGCACCGAAGACGCACGCCGATGAAATCGACGGGTACGATGCGCCGCCAGAGGGCGACCCCATCGAACTGTTGGCCCAGCGTTCGGCCACGTTCGGCGACCAGCAACTGCGCACCGAGTCATCGACGCCTACGGCCATGGGGTCCAGTCGAATCGACACGGCGTTCAATGAAGGCGACCAGCGCCGGTATTACGTGCCCTGCCCGCACTGCGGCCACGCTCAATACTTTCGCTGGGAGCAGGTCCGCTGGGAAGGCCGCGCATCGACGTGCGTGAAGGACTTCGAAGAAGACGTAGGCAAGGACCATCTGCCCGAAACGGCGCTGTACCTGTGCGAAGAAGAAGCATGCGGCACCCTCTGGGATGACGGCCAGCGCATCGCCGCCGTGCGCAACGCAGAACGCAACGGCTATGGATGGAAGGCCAGCAAGCCGTTTCGCGGCCATGCGTCGTTCCACGCCCCGGAAATGTTGTCCACGTTCCGCCGCCTGCGCGACATCGTGCAGTCGTACCTGGACAAGATCGCGCTGGGCGACATGCAGTCGTTCGTTAACGTGTCGCTGGGCGACGCCTACGAAGAAGTGGGGGAGAAGGCCGACCCGACCAGCTTGCAGGCCTGCGCCGAGGTGTACAGCCACGAAGTGCCCGCAGGCGGCCTGTTCCTGACTGCTGGCGTCGACGCGCAGCAGGATCGACTTGAATGCGAGGTTGTGGCCTGGGGCGTCGGTGAACAGTCCTGGTCCGTGGGATACTACATCCTGTGGGGCGACACGCTCGCGCAGGAGGTCTGGGACGACCTGGACGAACTGCTGGCGACCACATACCAGCACGCCTGCGGGGCCATGCTACCGATTAGCGCAACCGTCCTGGATACGGGCGGCACCGGGGGCTACACGCAACGCGCCTACGAGTACGTGCGTACGCGGTCCAGCCGCAAGGTATTCGCAGGCAAGGGCGTCGCAGGCTGGGGTCGCGGCATTGTCGAGTCACCGCAGCGGCGTCAGTCGGGCAAGACGGCGCGGAAGGTCAATCTGTTCCTGGTGGGCGTGGACGAAGCAAAACTAGTCGTCATGCGTCGTCTGACAGTCGCCAAGCCGGGGCCAGGGTACTGCCACTTCCCCGCCGACCGCGACGCCGAATACTACAAGCAGTTGACCGCCGAAAAGATGGTGACGCGGTACATCAAGGGCCAGCCGATCCGCGAGTGGCACAAGCCAGACAAGGCCCGAAACGAGGCTTTGGACTGCCGCGTGTACGCCCTGGCGGCCCTCAAGATCATAAATCCTGCGTTTAAACGACTTGCGGAGCGATACAAGGTCGAAAAACCCGCAGAAAGCGTGCCGACCGTGCAAAAAGTGGCGGAAATCGCCGAAAAGCTGGTCGAAACCCTCAAAAAAGCGCGTGAAACGCCCCCGGAAAACCCCCCGGAGGAACCAAAACCGCCAGTCATCCAGAATGCGAAGGTGCGCAACACGGCCCAGAAAGCAGGGCCGAAAAGGCGGAATTTCGCAACTTCTTGGTAAGGATGACGTGGCCCGACATATCCCTGTGGAAATCAGCGCTGGCCTGACGTTCTCGACGCTCGCTTGCACGCCAGATTACCCCGCCCCTGACTGGGCGTTGACCCTCGCCATGCGCGGCCCCGCAAGTATCGACATGGTGTCGGTCGCCGAAGGCACCAAGCACCGCTTGGATGCCACCGCCACGGCCACGGCGGGGTATCTCCCTGGCCTGTACCGCTATTCGCTGCGCGCAACGCGAAGCGGGGTCGTGCGCGAGGTCGAGGGCGGCACCGTCCAGGTGCTGGAAGACCTGGCCGCGCAGCCCGCAGGCGGCGACATGCGCAGCCATGCCCGCATCGTGCTGGAAAACATCAACGCGGTCATTGAAAAGCGCGCCACGCAGGACCAGCAGAAATACACCATCGACAACCGCGAACTGTGGCGCACGCCCATCGCCGACTTGCTGAAGCTGCGCGCCACGTATGTAGCCCTGGTCCGCGCCGAAGAGGCGACCGCACGCGGGTCGAATTCCTTCGGCCAAACAATTTATATGAGGCTGGGATAAGTGTTTAATTTCTTCGGCAGCAAAAAGGAAGTTGCTTCACCGCGATCTGAACCAGCTTCGCGCACATCACGCGGCACGCTGCGCAAGATCGCCAGCAGCGTCACCCGCATGTTCAAGGCTGGCGAATCCGACCGCCTGACCATGAAGTGGGACACGGTTCCGATGACCGCCGACGCGGTTATCCAGCGCTGGCAGCGCACCCTGCTGGCGCGCTCGCGTGAGCAGGCCGCCAACAACGACCATGCGAAAGCATACGTGCGCATGTGCCGCCAGAACATCGTCGGCCCGCAGGGCGTCATGCTGCAATCGCAGGTCAAGGCCGCTAAAGGCAAGCTGGACAAGGTGACGAACGCCTCGATTGAAAGTTCGTTCGGGCGCTGGGGCAGCCGCGAGAACTGCGACGTGACCGGGGAGGAATCCTGGCGTTCGATCCAGACCAGCAGCGTCGCGTCGTGGGCAACTGACGGGGAATTCATGATCCGCTTCGTGTACGGCGCTGACGCGGGGCCGTGGGGCTTCGCCTTGCAGGTCATCGATACGGTGCGCTGCCCCGTCGACTATGACGTGCAGCGGCCCAACCGCGACAACATGAACTTCATCCGCGCAGGTATCGAGTACACGCGGTTTGGGCGGCCTGTAGCGTATCACCTGACCACTACCACGCAGGAAGAAGCCGATTACGTCATGGGCGGGCGGCACTACGTGCGCATTCCGGCTGAACAGATGGTGCACGGCTATCGCAAGGACATGGTGGGCCAGAAGCGCGGCCTGCCGTCCATGGCGACCGCGCTGTTCCGCCTGCGGAACCTGAACGGCTACGAAGACGCGGCAATCATCAACGCCCGTATCGGCGCTTCGAAAATGGGCTTTATCGAATTCGATAAGGAATCAGACGGCCCAGAGTACGACGAAGAAAATCCGCCTGAAGTCGATATCGAACCCGGCACGATGGGCATCCTGCCGAAAGGCGCGAAGCTGGCGAAGTGGGAACCGCAGTCACCTGGCGGCGATCTTGGCCCGATGATGAAGCACATGCTGCGGTCCATCGCCAGCGGCCTGGGCGTGCCATACAACGAACTGGCGGGCGACTTGGAAGGCGTCAACTTCAGTTCGATCCGGCAAGGCACCCTGGACAGCCGCGAGAACTGGAAAGAGCTTCAGGAATGGCTGATCGAATCGCTGATCCAGCCGGTGTTCACGGCCTGGTTCGAATACTCGATTTTGGCCGGGAAGATCACGAACGAGAAGGGCCGCGCCATCCCGATGCGCGCCCTGGACATGTTCAATGAAATCAGTTGGCAACCGCGCCGCTGGCAGTGGATCGACCCACGTGCCGACGTAGATGCCGCCGTGAATTCGAAAAATAATTTCCTCGCATCGGCGGGCCAGATCATCCGTGAATCGGGCCGTGATCCGCAGACCGTCTGGAAAGAGCAGGCCCGCGACATGCGCGCCCAGGTCGATGAAATGGTGGCCGAAGGGTTCGACAAGGAAGAGGCGCTGGAACTGGTCAAGCTGTCGATGGGCATGCAGCCGAAGCCCCCAGTAGCCGAAGCAAAAAAACCGAAAGAGAAAGCGACCGATGAGTAAAAAACAACAGCAACGCCTGGCCGAAATCGCAAAGCGCGGGGCCATGTTCCGCACTGCAACCGTGGGCGTGATCGATGAGGTAGAGCGCACCGTTGAATTGTCGTTTTCCAGTGAAACAGAAACCGTCGAACGCTGGTACGGGATCGAAATCTTGGGGCACGACGCGACCGAAATCGACCTGACGCGTATGAACAACGGCGCGCCTGTCTGCTGGATGCACAACGTGCACGACCAGCGCGGCGTTGTCGTCGCAGGTACGGCCCGCGTCGACGCCGACCGCGTTGCCCGCTGCACTGCGCGCTACAGTAAAAGCGCCGAGGGCGAAAAGCTGTTCCGCGACATCGTGGACGGCATCACCACGAAGGTATCCGTGGGCTACACCGTAACCGGCATGCGTCTGATCGAAGAACGCGACGGTATTGACGTGTTCCGCATTACCGCCTGGCAGCCGTACGAAATCAGCAACGTGAGCGTCGCCGCTGACGACAACGTGGGCGTCGGTCGCTCACTGGAAAACCCCCCGGAGGAACGCAAGCCCGATCCGGTGGAAAATCCAATCATCATCAAAAATGATCCCGCAGCAACGCGGCAAACTACCAAGGACACAAACTCTATGAAATACCGTTTTTACACGGACGCCCAGGGCAACGAAGTCCGCGTTGCGATCAACGATGCGGGCGATGACACTGGCGCGGTCGAAATCGTCAAGGCGGCGGGCGACAATGAGCGCGCCGCTGGTCAGCGCGGCACCGATGCTGAGCGCACCCGCAGCACCGAAATCCTGGCGATGGGCGATCAGTACGTTGGCAGCGTTCCGCAGGCCCGCGAACTGGCGTCGCAGATGGTCCGCGAAGGCAAGAGCGTCAAGGACATGCAGGATGCGCTGCTGGTCGAATTCAACAAGCGCGCTGCCAAGCCGCTGTCGGAGCAGAACGCGAACGCAGAAGTCGGCCTGTCCGAAAAGGACGTTGCCCGCTATTCGATGATGAATGTCGTGCGCGCCTTGGCGAATCCGAACGACAAAGCCGCGCAAGCCGCCGCAGCCTTCGAAATCGAATGCGGCGTTGCCGCCGAACGCACCCTGGGCCGCACCGCGCAAGGCATCCTGGTTCCGCCTGATGTTCTCTCCCGCGCCATGACCGCAGGCGGCGCTGCTGGCAACGCAGTCGGCGCGCAGATGATCGACAACGACGTAATGCGCGGTTCGTTCATCGACCTGCTGCGCAATCGCTGCATCGGCATGCAACTGGCGACCGTGATTACCGGCCTGGTTGGCAATGTCGACGTGCCGAAAAAGACCGCAGACGGGCAAGCTTACTGGCTGGGTGAAGACCAGGACGCGAGCGAAACCGGCTTCAGCCTGGGGCAAATCTCGTTCAGCCCGAAAACGCTGGGCGCGTTCACCGAGATTACCCGCCGCCTGATGCAGCAGACCAGCATGGGCGTCGAAGCCATGGTGCGCAGCGACCTGATCAACGCACTGGGCCAGGCCATCGATAAGGCGTACTGGTACGGCACCGGTGGCGAGTATCAGCCGATGGGTCTGAAAAACCAGTCGGGCATCAACGCCGTGGACTTCGCCGTTTCCGGCAAGCCTACTTTCGCCGAACTGGTGCAGATGGAAACCGAAATCGCCGCAGACAACGCGGATATCGGCAGCATGGCTTACGTGGGCAACAGCCGTTTCCGTGGTCACGCGAAGACTACGCTGCGCTTCCCTGGCGTCGATGGTGCGAACACCATCTGGGAGCAGGGCAACACCGTCAACGGCTACCGCACCGAAATCACGAACCAGTTGCTGAACGACGATGTGTTCCACGGCCAGTTCGCCGACACCATCATCGCACTGTGGGGCGGCCTGGACCTGACGGTTGACCCGTACAGCCTGTCGAAAAAAGGCGGCCTGCGCATCGTCGCTTTCCAGGACTGCGACATGGGCCTGCGCCGCAAGGAATCGATCTGCTGGGGTTCGGCTGCTGTAACGCCGTAACCGACGACACAGGTGAGCACCAAGGAAAGGGCGGCAGTGCCGCCCTTTTTTGAAACGACCAAGGAATTTCGAGCATGAAGACCGACACCGTAAAGCTTACTTCCGCCATCGGCATCGGCGGCCAACTGATCCGCGCCGGGGAAATCATCACCATCCCGACCGCCGCCGCAATCGACCTTCTGCGGCGCGGCAAAGCAGTCGTAGCGACCGAGCACGACGAGCCGACCGTTGAAGTCGCCGATGAAGATGCGGAAGGCGAAGGCGAGCCGGAAGCCCCGACACAAAAAGCCAAAGCGAAGAAGTAATTTCATAATCCCCTGAAGGACACAAAACCATGCAACCACTCGTTTCCCTGACCGCCCTGACGCTGGGCGTCGCCAAGCGCATCGCCGCAACCGACATCGGCGCTGCTGTCGATATCTCCGACATGACCGGTGTGTGCCGCTTCCTGCTGAATTCGTCCGTCATGGAAGGCGCGGCCCAGACCAGCGATGTCAAGCTGCAACACAGCGATACCGCTGGCGGCACCTATACCGACGCGGGTATTTCGTTCGCCCAGATCACCACGGCGGGCGGCGCGTCGTTCCAGGACAAGCTTGCGAGCGTCGACGGCCTGAAGAAGTTCGTCAAGGTCGTGAACACCCTGGGCGGCACCTCCCCGGCTGTCACGTTCGCCCTGACCGTCATCGGCAAGAAGGCGAACGGCTAAGATGCCGAACCCTTCCTGGGACGACCTGTCCGAATTCTTTGACGCCGACGACTTTGCAGTGGTCGCCGTCATCGTGCAGGCGGGCGTCGCCAGGGAGGTGCTTTGCCACTTCGATGCGCCACATGTTGACGCGCAGGCGGGCGGATACGAAGCGAACAGCGCAGACGTGTTCATCACGGCCCCAGAAACGGCCCTGGCGGGCATCCGACGCGGAGCGACGTGCAATGTAGGCGGGAAGACTTACGCCGTCCTGGATAGCCCCCAAGGCAGCGGAACAGGCACTGCCGTGCTGAAGCTGTCGAAGGAACCCTGATGCTGCACTTCGAAATCGATGCTCGCGGCATGCAGCAACTGGTCACGGACCTCGCCGCGACTGAAAAGCAGGTCAAGTTCGCGCTGTCACGCGCCCTGTCGCGCACGGCCACGACGCTGCGCACGCTGGCATCCCGCCGCCTGAAGTCCGAACTGCAACTGCGCACCATCGCAATGCTACGGAAGCGCTTGAAGTCGCTACGCATTCGCGTGACCAGCGGCGACGGCTTCAGCCTCTGGTTCGGACTGAACGACATGCCGGTATCGTGGTTCCAAGGCGCGCCGAAACAGACATCGACCGGCGCGCAGCACAAGGGGACCACATTCCCCGGCGCGTTCGTTGCGAAAAGCAAATTCAAGGGCAAGCGCACTGCGTTTAAACGAACAGGAACGGCACGGCTGCACATCGCGGAGCAGCTTAAGCCAATCGGCGACAAGGCGCAGATCGTCGTCGAAGACCAGATTTTCGTGCTGACGGAAGGTATTTTTTGGAAGCACTTCGAACGCGATCTGCGCGCCCGCGTCGCTTATAAGGTGGGCAAATAGTGGACATCAATACTGAAGTTGATTTGACGGCACTGCACGCCACGATCACCAACGCGATTGCAGTGCGCTTTCCCGCGCTGGCGACCGTGGAGTTCTACCGTGAGGACCGCGACGAGCTGCCTGTGCCCGCGTGCATCCTGGACCTGTGCGAGTTCGAAGGCGCTCCCGAAGACGACCCAGGCACCGGCCAACTGGCAGTTATGGCGCGTTTCGAAGCCGAGTTCATCATCGGGTTCCGCACGCCAGAAGCAAAGATGTCCCTGCGCCTGCTGGTGGCCGCCTTTTCCGCTTTCCTGCATGAGAAACGCTGGCCTGGCGGGCTGACTGGCCCTGCCCGCGATATCCACGCCTACAAGGACGATTTTAAGCCTGCGCTGGACCAGTACGAAGTCTGGTGCGTCGAGTGGCGGCAGATCGTGCACCTGGGCGAGAGCGTTTGGAGCGGCGCAGGCGTGACGCCAACGACCGTGTATCTAGGCTTCGCGCCTGAAATCGGCGCGGCACACGAAGACGATTACATCAAGGTGGCCGAAATTGAGTGACAAGGATTTTCCGACCGGCGACGGCGTTACGAAGATGAAGTTCAAAGACCTGGGCGGCCAGCACGCCAGGGTTATCGCGGTCGCAAGCAGCGGCGCGAGCGCGGCGGGCGACAGGACGATGGCACTGGGCGACGGCGTCACAAAGATTCGCCTGCGGGACATGGGCGACGGCACACATGCAGAATTGAAATACGGGGTCTAAAACTATGGCAGATAAAATCATCCCACTGGGCGACGGCAATTCGTTTAAACGATTTAAGGATATGGGCGACGGTACGCACGCTGAAGTCGTTTCACTGTCTGGCGCGGGCGGGAAGAAGTCGATCCGTGGAATGGATAAGTGGTTCGGCGCGGTACAAAACGGAAAGACGTTCAACGAGCCGGACGGCGTGCTTTACAACTTTGCCAACTACGGCGGCGGGTACAAGCGGGAAGTGGAGGCGCATTTCACGGCTGTCCGCCTGTACTGGGTAAGTCGGGCCGCCACCCCTATGACCGGCAGCAAGAGCCTTATCGGCGTCACCGAAGTGGCCGATATCTCAACGGCAGCTTCAGCGTTTCACCCCGTTATGGGCGGCGCTGTGCGCAATACCGTCGTCACAGCCCCGAATACGCTTGGCTACATGCTAGTGACCTGGGGCGGACAGCCAACCGTTGACCATCCCGCCGCCAACCTCGCGCCGCAAGTCAGGGTGTCGGACTGGATGCCACTGGCGAGTATCCCGCGCACGGATGGCGGCACGCGCCCGCTGTTCCTCAACCGGAACGAACACGACGGCGTGAGCGGCGGCAAGTTCGCCACGTTCTTCCTTGCGGGCGTTTCTTCTTTGCGAACAGCTATCGCGGCGGCGCGCGGGCGAATTTTCCAGACGTTCACCGGGGCCAACATGGTATCGACCCCATCCGCAGTGAACGGGGCGGTCGGCACCGCCACGTTCGAAGTCTTCCCGGAATTCCGGTTCAATGTGCCGTCCGTGTCGGTAATCGGCGTCGGCGATTCGACCTTGCAGTGCGAGGGGTTGGCGCTCACTGGCGGCATCACGTCCTGGGGTATGCGCGGCTGCGCCGAATTGTCCACCGTCACGCGCCCAGTAATCTGGGCAAGCTGCGGCGCGGCAGGGAAAAAATTCGTTGAATTCTGGGCGCGGTTTGTGGAACTGGTCACTGCCGGGTACAAGGTGGACATCCTTCTTGTTCAGCCGCTGAGCGTCAACGACTACAACGGCGACATTGCGAACTTCGCGTTGTATATCCAGACCGGCAAGAATCTTGCGCAATCCATTTTCGAATACGCGCAAGACAACGGTATTAGGGGGCTGATCTTCATGGGCCTGCTGCCGTACAATCCGCTGACCACAGCGGACGACAATCTGCGCAAGGCTTACAACATGTGGCTGAAGGATTTCGCCACGTCTATCGGCGCGAAGTATCTGGAATTCGAAGGTCTGGGCGATGGGGCGACGCCAGAGCGCTGGATTCCAGCGTACAACTACAATGCCGATGGTCTTCATCAGAACGAAGCGGGCATCGAAGCCATCATGGTTCCCAAATTCGTCAGCGCGCTTTCGGGCCTGATCTAGCCATGAGCGCCGAACTAGAGCGCCTCATGTCGAACATGATCCGCATCGGCGTCGTTGCGGAACTGGACGAAGCGAACGCCCGCGTAAAAATGCGGGTGAACGGCCTGGTCACGGACTGGATGCCCTTCAACACCGGCAGGGCGGGCGCGACCCGCACCTGGTCCGCGCCGCGCCCCGGCGAACAACTGGTGGTGTTCGCGCCGTACGGCGACACCGGCCAGGCGTTCGCCGCGCAGTCGGTCTACCAGGACGCGCACCCGCCACCGGCTACCAGTCAGGACCAGGAGCACACGATTTTCCCAGACGGCAGCACGCTCGACTACAACAGCGCAAACAACACCTACACGCTGACCGTAGTCGGACAGGGGAACGTCATCGTGAATTGCAAGAAAATGACGGTGAACGCGACCGAAAGCGTCACGCTGAACACGCCGGACACGTTCTGTAAGGGGCGCTTAACCGTCGATGACCTGCTGACTTGGAAAAACAAGTCGCAGGGCAGCAACGGCCTTTTCATCAACGGCGTGGGCTGCATCGTGTCCAACGGCGATCACGTCGCGGATGGCTGGTCCCTGAAGACGCACCCACACATGGAACAGGGCGACGGCATGAAGACCAGCCCAGCACTCCCAGGCTAGCCGGAAAACCCCCCGGAGGAAGATTCCGTCCATGCCGTCGACAATGCTGCATGGACGGAATCAACGCACTTACAGGCAAGAAGCTGGACGGCTTAGCGCACCTGCGCCAGTCGGTCCGCGACATTCTCACGACGCCAATCGGCACGCGTGTGATGCGCCGCGACTACGGCAGCAGGCTGCCGCGCCTGGTCGATGCGCCGATCAACAGCGAAACCATCCTGGAAATCTACGCCGCCACTGCCGAGGCGCTGAAGCGGTGGGAGCCGCGTTTTTTGCTGAGGAATTCGAAAATCGTCAACGCCGCGCCTGGCCGCGTCGAACTGGACCTGACCGGCGAATACCTGCCGGAAGGACGAGTAATCACGCTTGACGGAATCGAGATTAACTAATGGCAGGTGCATTTACCGCTGTAGATTTATCGCAGCTTTCCTTCCCTGACGCAGTCGAATCGCTGAACTACGAAACGATTCTGACCGCGATGCTGGCCGACCTTCAGGCGCACTTCCCGGAGTTCAGCGCCTTGGTTGAATCGGACCCGGCATTTAAAATCATGGAGGTCTGCGCCTACCGCGAAGTGCTGCTTCGCCAGCGCGTGAACGAGGCGGTCAAGGCCGTCACGCTGGCATACGCTGCTGGCGCGGACCTGGACCAGATCGCGGCGCGCTACGACGTGGAGCGCCTGCTGCTGGTAGCTGAAGACCTAACGACAACGCCTGTGACCCTGGCTGTCTACGAAGACGACGACAGTCTGCGCCGCCGCGTGCAACTGTCGTTCGAAGGGTTCAGCACGGCGGGGCCAGAAGGCGCGTATGTTTTTCACGCGCTGGGCGCTGATGCCGATGTTCTGGACGTGGCCGTGACCAGCCCAACGCCTGGCGTTGTGTCCGTGGCCGTGCTGTCCCGCGAGAGTAATGGCACGCCGTCGTTCGAACTGCTGGCCGCTGTCGACGCGACCCTGAGCGCTGACAACGTGCGCCCATTGACGGACAACGTGAATGTGTCGGCGGGTCAGATCATCAATTACAGCGTGGTCGCATCGCTGGTTCTTTTCGACGGCCCCGACGCCAATGTGGTAATTCAAGGGGCGCTGGCCGCGATGGAAGCCTACGCGACTGCTTCGCACCGCCTGGGGCGTGACGTAACGCTGTCTGGCATCTATGCGGCGCTGCATCAGCCAGGCGTTCAGCGCGTGGCGTTGTCTTCGCCCGTAGCCGACATCGTGACTGCCTGGAATCAGGCCGCGTATTGCCTGGGCATCACCCTGACATCGGGCGGCGTCGATGCCTGACCACTTGCTGCCCAATAACGCGTCCAAGGCGGAACAGGCCATGTCGATGGCCGTGTCGCGGCTTTCTGACGTGCCGCTGGCAGTGCGCGAATCGTGGAGTCCAGACACATGCCCCTCGCACCTTCTGCCGTGGCTCGCCTGGGCGTTTAGCGTCGACAAATGGGACACCGGCTGGTCCGATGAGCAGAAGCGCGGCGCGATTCGGGCAAGCGTGTTCGTGCACAGGCACAAGGGAACGCTAGGCGGGGTCATCGCGGCGCTGGACGCGGTCGGATATGCCAATGTGCTGACGGAATGGTTCAACATGGTCCCGCAGGGCGATCCCTACACGTTCGGGGTTGATATCACAGTCGCGGACTTTGGCATCCCCACGGCGGCGGCCTTCGATAACATTGTCTCGATCATCAATGCATCGAAAAACGTTCGTAGTCACTTGGCGTCGTTCACAGTTCGCAGCACGCGACGCGGCAACATCTACGCCGCAGGCGTGGCGCTTTGTGGTGAAACAGTTTTCATCAGGGAGTATGTCGACCCGCTGCAATTCAGCGACCTACTGACCGAAGCGCTTGCAAACGGGTACGAGCAGACGGAAGCGGCAGTATTGGCGCTTCATGCACACATCAACACAACGCTGTCATCAGCGAACTACTGGTAAAACAAAATGACTCTCTCAAACGAAGTAGCGAAATTCATCACCGACAGCGGCCTGGCGCATCAAATCGTCCACGGCGATGAAAACACCCAGGTCATGACCGAAGGCGGTCCGGTGAAGTCATTTGCAAAGGCTGTGAAAGACATCGGTTCGACCGTGCCGTTTTCAGCATCTGGCGCTGGCTCGATTGCCAGGACGATGGAAGAGAAAGTTCGTGAAGGGTTCGTAACGCCGCAGGATTTCATGAGTGATGCGCTACGCGCTCATGTGGCGAGCGGTGCGGCAACGATATCGGTCGTTGAGGCATTCGAAACGGCGCTGTCGAAAGGCGTGCCAGTCTGGGTTCCGTCCGGGGGGCGAAAGTACCTGTTCAACCGGCAGCTTCTCATCCCCAGTGGCGCAACGATCTACGGCGACATGTCGGACATTGTGCTTGCAGACGGCGTGAATGGTCATGTGCTGCGCATTGCCGACAACGCGACCAACGTGAAAATTACCGGTCTGCGCATCAACGGCCGTAAGGCAACAAACGCAGGCGGGCACGGCATCGCTTGTAACGGCGGCAGCAATATCCGCATCAACGACAATTACGTTTTCGACTGCGCCGCAGCCGGGATTTATTTTGCTGGCACGACGATGGACAATGTAGACGCAAAGCATAATTTCGTAACCGGCTGCGGCGCAGGCGGCATCACGGCGAACTCCATCGTCACTCATTTTGCTTTTAACGATAATAAAGCCTGGTTGAATGGATCGCACGGCGTCGGAATTGTGGGCGTGGCAAAGCACGGCACAATCAACAGTAACGTCTGCTGGGACAACGGCCAGGGCACCCCGAACGCCGACAATATCACTGGGTACAACGTTGAAAACGCGCATATCACTGTCGACGGCAACGCCTGTTCTGGCGGCCTGAACAATAGCATTCACATGGGCGGCCAATTCATCACGATAACGGACAATACCGTCTTTGACCCAACGCAGTATGGAATTGTCATGCTCGCCAATACGGGCATCTGCAATGGTTGCGTTGTTGCGAACAACACGGTAATCGGCGCTGGCGTAAGTGGCTACTGGTTAGAAAACTGCACAACCGGCTCTGTCAACGGCAATGTTTCGTGTGACAACGCGGCGCACGGTTTCGCCATCGACGGCTGTTTCAACATTCCTTTTGGCAGCAACTCTGCAAGCGGCAACGGCGGCGACGGCTTCCGCAATGGCGTCGCCAGTGCCTTCCTGTCATTTGCTGGCTGCACGGCACGCGCCAACATCGGCGACGGCCTTGAACTTGGCAACGTGACCGATTCGACGATTGCCGGCTGCACGTTCACCGGTAACACCGGCTGGGGCATCAACGCATCCGGCACCGAGGCGCGAAACGTCATCGGCATTAACACCGTGCGCGGCAACACTGCCGGACAGATCGCGCAGCCAAACGTCTCTACTCGGGTTGCTGACAACGAGACAGGCGTATCGCGCAGCATCCCGTCAGCGGCCACACTGACGATTCCGCCAGGCGGCTCTTATTACTATGTGGGCGGCACCACAAACATCACCAACATGACGCCCAGCTTTGTCGAGCGCCAAGTGACTCTGCAATTTGACGATGTTCTTACGATGACAGACGGCGGAAACCTGAGCCTGGCGAGCAACTTCGTTACTGCGTTTAAACGAACAATCACCGTCATCTGGGACGGCGCTAAGTGGAATGAAATCGCACGCAGTTCGAACTAAGGGAAGCAATGACTTATCTCATCAAACTAACAGCGGTTGGCCTGGCGAAGTTGGCCGCAGCGGGCGCAGGCGGCGACACGGTGAACCTGACCCAGATGGCTGTCGGGGACGGGAACGGCAACCCGACAACGCCAGACCCATCGCAGTCAGAGCTTGTCCGCGAGGTTTTCCGCACGCCGATCAATTCGCTTCTGGTCGATGCTAACGACCCGACAATCATGCATGCGGAAATGCTGATTCCATCGAACATCGGCAACTTCGCAATCCACGAAGTTGGCATTTTCGATCAAGATGGAAGCCTGTTTGCTGTCGGGAACTTCCCGGCGACATGGAAGCCACTTGCGACCGAAGGAAGTAGCCGCGACATGATCATCGACGCGGCCATTAAAGTCAGTAACGCCAGCGATGTGACCCTGGTAATCGATACGCAGTTCGTGGGCGCGACGCGGTCGTGGGTCATTTCAACGATCACGCGGGCCTACATCATCCCTGGCGGCACCACGCACCAGGTGCTTCGGAAGATCAACAACCAGGACGGAAATACAGAGTGGGCCGACCCTTCGGAAGCGAATATCCTGGTCGACGTAATCAAAGAGCGGCAGACGGCAGCAGAAGGTCAGGACACGTTCACGCTGTCGGTTTGCACCACTGATGGCGTTGCCGTCTACGTCGAGGGGTCGCGGCAGCACGAGTTCGAAATTCTTACCGGCGTCAGCGTGAAACTGGCGGTGGCACTACCGCTGGGGACCGATGTGTTGTTCGTGCAGAACGAGCCGAACGAGCCGCTGAAAATCCCCAAACGCATCAAATTCATTGGCTACTTCATAGGGCAAATCTGATGGCATCTGCATTGATCGGAAAAGCGGCATTGGCCGCTGGGACGGAAGTCCAACTGGGGATCGCGGTCCCTGTAAATCAAACCGCAATCATGAACGTTTCTTTCGTGAATCGAGGTGCGTTTCCGGCCAAAATCCGGCTTTCAGTCGGGGCCGGAATTGGAAGCGCGGACGCGGACGCGATTTCGTACGACCGCACCCTGCTGCCGAACTGCGAATACGAAAAGATGGGCATGGTCTTGACGGCAGGCGAAAAAATCTTTGTGCGCAGCGACGTGGCGACGGTGTCGGCGCGCGCACACGGCTTACTGGAAGGGGCGTAACACATGGGTATCGCATACGATAACAACGACCTGTCGTACACGACAGATAACGGGTCCAACCTGACGCGCCCGCATGGCTTTCTGGGCATCTTCGGGCGCGGCGCATACAAGGTGTTCGAGCAGAACGGAAACTTCATCGTTCCGGCTGGCATATCGAGGCTGCGCGTGCGTGTCGTGGGCGGCGGCGGCGGCGGGTCCAACGGGCCTAACGGCGGCGACGCCAAGGTGAGCGGCGGCCCAAGTGGTGGCGGCGGCGGCGAGTTTGCTATCGGCGTGTTCAATGTCGCGGCGGCACAAAGCTTCGCAGTGACTGTTGGCGCGGGAGGAATGTCAAATTCCAATGACGGTTCGGCTGTTGGTGGCGCAGCTATTTCGCTGGCTGGCGGCGCATCTTCTTTTGGCGCGCTCATTTCCGCAGCCGGTGGACAGCCTGGCCGGTGTCAGAACGTCGGCAACGCGACGTTGAATGCGGGCGGCCTTGGCGGCACTGGCGGCACTGGCGGCGACTTCCGTGCCAGTGGCGGGCAAGGCGGCGCGGGGAAGGAGCGGTATGCTGGCGGCGGCGGCGGCGCAGGATCGCAACTTGGCGAAGGCGGAAGCGTCTCCCAACTTGGCACATTCAACACTGGCGGCGCGGGCGTGTGCAACAACGTCTTTGCAGTAACCACTGTTGGTGGGATTGCTAATTACGGCTGTGGCGGCGCAAGCGCTTTCGGAAGTTCGAGGGTCGCCCCCGGACCAAACGCATACGGCCAGTTAGCGGGCGAAGTTGCGGCAGTCGGCTACAACCTTTCGCAGGCGGTCATCCGGTTCCCATTCGACGGCTTCATGGGCGGCGGCGGCAGTATCGGCGGCGGCAACGGCGGGAGTGGCGGCGGCGGCGGTGGCGGGGCTGTCGGCGGCTTTGGTGGCGATGGTGGCGGGGGTGGCGGCGGCAATGTGCCAACTTCCGTCGCTGTTAGTCTTGGCGGCTACGGCGGCGGCGGGGGCGGGTTTTGTCGGATCGGCGGACCGTTCAATTCGGGCGGCCCTGGCCTGGTCATCGTGGAATACTGATCCAAAGGCCGCCCGCATGATGGGCGGCCATCTCTCCAACAGAAGGAATTATGAAACAAGACCAAAGCACATTGCTATCGTTGGCATTGGCCGCGACGGCAGCGGGCGACGTGACAGCCAAGAACACGCCGCCGCAGTTTGACAGCGACAAGAGCGTCGCGACGACTGATTTCGTACAGCGCGCCCTGGGTAACAAGGCATCCATGCTGGTCATTCCTTCGGCGATGTCGCTGACGGCGGCGCACGCTGGAATGGCACTGGTGACTGGCGGTACGGGCTACACCGTCACGCTACCGCCAATTTCCACTCTTGCGGAAGGCGCTATTATCAGCATCACCAACAGCGGAACGGGGCCGGTGACAATCGCGCCGAACGGGGCCGACATTATCGACCCCGGTTTCAACTCCGTCGCAAACTTCACCATTCCGCTGGGGGACCACATCGACTTCGAATGTTCGAAGTCTGGCACCAGGTGGTTCTTTCACGGCACCGGAAATCTGGCGAACAGTGCGCAGTTCGAACGGTCAACCGCAAACGCGGGGTATCAAAAACTTCCTGGCGGGCTGATTATCCAGTGGTTTAAATTAGAAACGCTGGGCGTTCAGGGCGCGACATCGACGTTCCCGACCCCATTCCCGACCGCATGCCTGGGCGTGTTTGTGACTTGCGCAAATGGTTCCTCGCCTATCGCCATGTCAGTCAGCAACGTTTCCGCAACGAACTTCAAGGTCTACGCCACAACTGTGCCCGTTGGCTTCAGCGCCTTCGCAGTCGGTTACTAAGCCGCGCACCCTTCGACCGCCGCAATCTGGGCGGTCTTTTTTTGGAAAACCCCCCGGAGGAAACCAACGTTGTGAAGCAGCAAAATACAGGCTGCGAATTCCACATTTTTAGGACACAACTATGGCTGGTGAAACCTTCCTGCATGGCGTCGAAGTACTCGACATCGACGGCGGCGCACGTCCAATTCAAACCGTGCGATCCAGCGTCATCGGTATCGTCGGCACCGCGCCGGATGCTGACCCGGTTGCATTCCCCCTCAACACTCCTGTTCTGATCGCTGGCTCGCGCATCGAAGCTTCCAGGCTGGACATGACCGGCAACGGCCTGGGCACCTTGCCTTCGGCGCTGGATTCGATCTTCGACCAGATCGGCGCGGTTGTGATTGTCGTCCGCGTCAACAAGGAAGTGACCGACACGGCAACCCTGGCGAATATCCTGGGCGGCGTCGACTCCAACACCGGCCAGTACAAGGGCGTGCACGCGCTGGTCGCTGCGAAGTCCATCGTTGGATTTCAGCCGCGCATTCTGTGCGCGCCTGGCTTCACGCACCAGCGCGTGACGGGCGGCGTCATCACCCTGACCGGCGTTGCTGGCAGCGGTTACACGGATGGCACCTACAACCTGGCCGTAACGGGCGGCACTGGTGGCAGTGGTGCAGCGGCAACCGCTACCATCGTGGGCGGCGTCGTGACGAAGCGCACAATCATCAACAGCGGCAGCGGCTACACCGTGGCCCCGACGTTCGCGCTGACCGGCGCAGGCGCAGGAACTGGCGCAACGTTCGTCCCTGGCCTGGGCACTGCTGGCAACGCTGTCGTGGCCGAACTGCTGGGCATCGCCGACCGCCTGAAGGCCGTTATCTTCGCCGATGGCCCAAGCACGAACGACGCGGCAGCCATCGCCTACGCTGGCGACTTCGGCAGCAAGCGCGTGTACGTGATCGACCCGAAGGTGCTGAAGACCGAAGACGGCGTGCTGGTCACGCAGTATTCCAGTGCTGGCGCGGCGGGCATCCTGGCGCGCATCGACAACGATCTGGGCTTCTGGTGGTCGCCATCGAACCAATTGTTCAATGGCATCCAGGGCACCGAGCGCCCAATCGACTTCACGCTGGGCGACGCCAGCAGCCGCGCCAACCTACTGAACGAAAAGAAGGTCGCCACCATCATCCGCGAAGATGGATACCGCCTGTGGGGCAACCGCACGCTGTCGAGTGATCCGAAATGGGCGTTCCTGTGCGTTGTCCGCACCGCCGACATCATCAACGACAGCCTGCTGCGCGCTCACCTGTGGGCCGTGGATCGCGGCATCACCAAGAACTACATGACCGAAGTTATCGAAGGCGTGAACGCGTATCTGCGTCACCTGACAGCAATCGGCGCGATCCTGGGCGGGCAGTGCTACGCCGACCCAGAACTGAATACACCGCTGCAAATCGCGCAGGGCAAGGTGTATTTCGACTTCGATTTTACCCCAGTGTACCCGGCTGAACACATCACGTTCCGCAGCCACCTGGTGAACGACTACATCAAGGAGATTTTCTAATATGACCGCTCGTGACGTTCGGAAGAATTTTAACGCGTTCGTCGACGGTCGCGGCTACGCGGGCCAGGTCGATGAATTCACGCCGCCAAAGCTGACCCTGAAGACGGAAGAATTCCGGGGCGGAGGTATGAACGCCCCGGTGAAACTGGGCATGGGCCAAGAAGCCATGGACGCCGATTTCACCATGATCCAGTTCAGCCGTGAAGTCCTGTCCCTCTGGGGCGTGGTCGAAGGCCAGTTCGTCCCAGTTATCCTGCGCGAATCCCTGGAATCCTACGACGGCACCGTGACCGCCGTAACTCACACGCTGCGCGGCAAGATTCTGGAAGTCGACATGGGGAGCGTCAAGGCGGGCGAAAAGCCGATGCTAAAGGTGTCGATGAACCTGAACTATTACAAACTTCAGCACGGCGACAAGGTCATCCAGGAAGTCGACATCATCAACATGATTCACTTCGTCAACGGCGTGGACATGCTGGCCGCCCAACGCGCAGCGCTGGGTATGTAACAAACCCTGGCCGACACAGATCGGCCAGTTTCTAAAATCATTTCATCAGGTGCAGATATGGCAAAAATTACCAACATCAAAATGAGTCCTGACGGCAGTTTCGCAGACATCACGCTGTCGAAGCCGCTGAATCTCAACGGCACGCCCGTTACCGCACTGCGCATGCGCGAACCGACTGTCCGCGACCAACTTGCGCACGACGCGAAGACCGGCAGCGACGCGGCCCGCGAAGTCGAATACATGGGCGACCTGTGCGGCATGGCCCCATCCGATCTGCAAGCCATGGGCCTGAAGGACTATCGCCGCGTGCAGGAAGCCTTCCAGCTTTTTATCGACTAAGCGCGGATTACTGCCTGGATGGGATGCTCGCGCTTGCATCCCATACCGGCTGGGCAGAGGCGGAAATGCTGAACATGCGAACGTCGCGGTTCATAAACTACCTGGATCGACTCGCAAAACAGCATGGCAAATAAACGTCTAAATACCACAATCACCATTGGCGGCACCGTAACCGCAGGGCTGAAGTCAGCCCTGGGATCGACCACGTCCATGCTGAAGGGTATCGGCAAGGCTGTCGGCGAACTCAAGCGCAAGCAGGATGATCTGAAGTCGGGCATTCGCACGTTCACCAGCATGGGCAGGAGCGTCGACGGCCTGCGCCTGAAGTACCTGAACAACATAAAGGCAATCGACGCCCTGCGGGCCGCTCAAGCAAAGCTTCAGCAGAGCCAGGAGCGTCAAGACCGCATTAACGGGCGCGCTGTCAAAGTCGGCGCTGCTGGCGTTGGGGCCACCGTCGCGGGCGGCGCGATCATCCGTTCGGTAGTTCCCGGCGTGAAGGAGTCGAAGCACTACGAAACCGAGAAAGCGCGGATTGTAGCCCTGGGCATGGGCGACAAGGTGAACGCGGAGGCGTTTAAGTACGCCAAGGCCATGAAGACGTTCGGGACCAGTCAACTGGAAAACCTGGAACTGCTGCGCGACGGCATGAGCGTTTTTGCCGACCTGCATCACGCCGAAATGGTCGCGCCTCTCATGGCGAAAATGAAGTTCGGCAACAAGGCTGTGTTTGGCAACGAGAAGGGCGAGGACAACAGCCGCGCCTTCATCGACATGCTGAAGGTAATCGAAACTCGCGGCGGGCTGAAAAGTCAGGCCGAGTTTGAAAAGCAAGCAAACATGCTTCAGCAAGTCATTTCAGCAACTGGCGGACGCGTTGACGCGACAGAGTGGCGAAACTTCCTGATGACTGGCGGCATGGCCGGTAAGGCGATGTCGAGCGAGTCGCTATTCTACACCATGGAACACTTGGTTCAGGAAATGAAAGGCCATGTGGCTGGCAATGGCCTGAACTCGCTTTACAAAAGCATCTATCAGGGCAAGGGCACGAAGCGCGCAAAAATGAATCTTGACAAGTTCGGGCTGATTACAGACCGGAGTAAAGTCACTGAGGATAAGGCTGGGCAAGTTGCTTTCTTCAACCCCGGCGCTGTTATGGGTTCAGAGAAGTTGCGCGACAATCCATTCGATTGGATGGAAGATGTTCTGTTGCCGCAGTTGGCAAAAAAGGGTGTGACTGACCCCAAGCAAATCGAAGACACCATGGGGATGATTATTTCCAACTCTGTGGGTGGTGCCTTTCTCGCGGAAATGTACCGCCAGCGCGACAACATCAAGCGCGCACGCGCTCGCAACATGGGGGCGCAGGACATCGCGCAATTGGAAAAGCAGGGCCGCGAAACTGCGCACGGCAAAGAACTGGACGCCGAAGCTAAGTTGGCCGACATCAAGCTGCGCCTGGGCAATCAGATTCTTCCGATCTATACGAAGGCGCTTGTCATGGCTTCTGACGCGCTTGAGAAGTTCAACGCGTTCAGCGAGAAGAACCCGAAACTTACAAACGCGCTTGTCGTCGGCGTGACCGCGCTGGGAGTTGGCTTGGCTGTTGTCGGTCCGCTGCTGGTCACTGCGGCGGGCGCGATGGGCATCTACGCGGCGGGACAGATGATGATGACCCGCGCAGTCGTTGGCAGCCGCGCAACCAGCGCGCTGGGCATGCTTGGGAACGGCCTGGCGAAAATCGGGCGCGTCATCCCCGGCGTGCTGTCCGTCATTCGGCCCCTGGCTCTAGCCTTCATGATTTCATCGGCCCCTATGCTCCTGGTCGCTGGCGTTGCTGGCGGAATCGCCGCTGCTGGTCTTTTGATCTGGAAATATTGGGAACCGCTGAAGGCGTTCTTCGGCAATTTCGGGACGGCGTTGATGGCGGGCCTGGCCCCCGTCGGCGAAGCCATCAGCGCAGCGTTCGCGCCGGTATGGGCTGTGCTGAAGCCGATAGTTATGCCTGTGCTCGAAGCTATCGGCGGCTGGGTCAAGAAGGCGGCCACGTGGTTCGGGGAGCTTCTCACCCCGATTAGCGCAACGTCACAGACGACAAAGGATTTCGGCGACGCGGGCACAAAAACGGGAGAAGTGGTCGCCGCCGCATTCACGTTCATGCTGAAGCCCATCACGGCGGTTGCCGAACTGATCGGCAGCACCGTGGAGAAGTTTGGCATGCTGGCGGGCATGTATGGAAAAATCAAAGGCATGGGCGGGTCTTCGTTCGGGGCCGCCTGGGAGGTTGGCAAGCTTGCAGTTACCGGCGACACCAAGGCGTTCAGCGATTACACAAACCAGCTTCCGGGGGTGGCCGGGACCGGAGCACCGCCCGCGCTTCCGCCAGTACGCGGGGTAGGCGCTGGCGCGGCGGCAGTCACCAGCAACACCAACACATTCAACATCACGCAGCAGCCAGGGCAGGATGCGCGGGCGCTGGCGAATGAAATCACGCTACAGCAGCAGCGAGCGCAGGCCGTGCGGGCGCGTAGCGGATTGAGGGACGGCACGCAATGAGCGAAATTATGATGAAGCTGGGGCCGTATTCGTTCGGCCTTCAGTCAGCGGCGTACCAGGAATTCCAGCGCAGCACGGCCTACACCTGGGCCGCGCAGGCGCGCTTCGGGAAACTGGACACGCTGCAACCGACAGGCCCAGGCGCTGACACTATCACACTGACTGGCGTTGTTTTCCCGGAGCACTTCGGCGGCATCGGCCAGCTTGATGCGATGCGCTCGCTGGGCGAGCAGCAGCAGCCGCAAAGCCTGATCGACGGGCGCGGCAACATGCTGGGCGAATGGGTCATCGAAGGCATCGACGAGACAGGCAGCATTTTTGCCGCCAAAGGCGTGGCCCGGAAACAGGATTTCACGATCAAGCTGAAGCGAGCGCCAGAAGACGGCGGCCAGGGGCTGATCGCGGCGGCGCTGGGAATCGCCACGCAAGGCTTCCCCATTTCGTCCGACCTGATCGCAAGCGCCAAGAACCTGGCGGGCACCGCGAACAGTGCAGCGGGCGGCCTGGCGGGCGCTCTAGCCGGATCGTTGGCGACCGTTACCGGGTACGCAGCGGCACTGGGCAACCAGGCGTCTGACGTGTTGCAGGCCGTCCGCAGCGGCGTCAACCTGGCGAAGACGCTACAGAACGCAGGACGCGACGCTGGCGGCCTGCTGGCGGGCGTTAAATCGGTCGCAGGCATCGGCAGTGCAATGAATGGCCTGGTCAACGTCGGCGGGAACATCTCGCGTGCTGCCGGGTCCGCGTCGGGCATCCTGAAGCGCGCCGGGATCGACCTGGGCGCGGGCCAAGTCGATCCTGCGGCTATCGCCGCCGTGCGCAACAGCATGGTGGGCGTGAACCAGCTTAACGTGCTGGCCGTGTCGATCCGCAGCACGGCGGAAACAATCATCGGACGAATTTAATGGCGACCTACATCACGAAGGATGGCGACACCGCCGATTCCGTCACCTGGAAATACTACGGGCGACAGGATCAGCAGACTGTCGAGCAGGTGCTACAGGCAAACCCTGGCCTGGCTGATCGCGGCGCGGTCCTGCCGCTGGGCGTGCGCATCGAATTGCCAGAACTGGTGAAACCAGTTGCTGTGCAGGGGCCGCGCCTGTGGGACTGAAGCCAACATACCAGGTGCTGGCGAACACGACCGACATCACCGCGATCATCGAAAGCCGGTTCGTGTCGTTGTCGCTGACCGATGAAACCGGGATCACGTCCGACATGCTGGAAATCAAGCTGTCCGACCACGACCCCGCCGCGCCGATCCAGAAGCCGCCGAAGGGAGCGGAACTGGAAGTCTTCCTGGGCTACGATGGCGTGAACGCCCGCATGGGGCTGTTCTGCGTCGATGAAATCGAATACAGCGGCTGGCCTGGCGAAATGACGATCCGCGCTCGCGGGGCCATCTTCGACAAGACGCCGAAGGGCAAGGCGAATTTGCAGAGCCAGAAGACCCGAAGCTGGCCCGCTGGCACGACCCTGGGGGCGATGGTGACGAAGATCGCCAAGGAACACGGCATGGAACCCGCCGTGTCGGCTGCGCTGAAGTCGATCCCGCTGCCGTACATCGCGCAGCAGGACGAAAGCGACCTGAACCTGCTGGTGCGGCTGGGGAAGAAATACGACGCCATCGTGAAGCCCGCAGACGGCAAGCTGATCTTGGCGAAGCGCGGCGAGTCGAAGTCGGTCAGCGGCCAGGCGCTGGCGGCCATCACCGTCACCCCGGCCAGCGACGTGACATCGTTTCATGTCATGGAGACGGCGCGGGACAGTTCGGGCACCGTGATCGCCTACTACCACAAGACGAAGACATCGCGGCGGCACGAAGTGAAGGTGGGCAGCGGCGAGCCAGTCACCAGGCTGAAGCAGTTTCAGCCGACGAAAGAGATGGCGACGGCGCTGGCGAAAGCCGAACTGGCGAAGCGGGACCGGCAGAAGTCGACGCTGTCGCTGACCATGCCAGGTCGGAATGACATCGGGGCCGAATGCCCGCTGACCACGTCGGGGTTCCGTGACGGCGTCGACGGTGAATGGATCGTCACCCGCGCCACGCACAGCATCGACAAGAGCGGCGGCTACAGCGTCAGCGTCGAGGCGGAAACGCCGACCGAGGCGACGGACGAGATTGAAGACACAGAAACGTGAGGCGCGGTTAATTGCCGTGAATCATCGTGATGCGTTGCTCATGGTGCGCCCGATAGTGCACCCGCGACCGACAGTGCGCCATTGCCGCGGCCATATAAGTCATTGATTTTATTGAAGAAAAGTGGCGCGCCCGAAAGGATTCGAACCTCTGACCCCCAGATTCGTAGTCGGGGAGTGAGCACTTCCGCCAGATAACGTGCTACCATCAAGGTTCACGCAAGATACTGAAATCATTTGCAGAAGGTGACGCCGCGTGATGTAGATGCACGCGGCGTTTTTCGTTGTGACTTAGACAATGGTGCACCCGAAAGTGCACCCGAAAGGGCATCATGGATATTCAAAAATTGCGCAGGTTGGCCGAGGCTGCCACCCCTGGGCCTTGGGTGGTAAGCCGCTCCACTATTACACGTCCAGGCCAGGCCGCCGTGAAAGAGGTCGGTGCGTTTGACTGGATATGCAGCATGCAAATCAGCAATCAGCCGAACTGGGACAGGGACGCCGAATTCGTTGCGGCAGCCAACCCCGCCGTTGTGCTAGCCCTAATTGACAGGATCGCGGCGCTGGAATCAGGCCAATGCTGACCGATACACAAATCAAGCGCGCCCTGCGCGATGTCGCAACCGAAGTCACCCTGAACGACGGCAGCGCGGGCAAGGGCACCGGCAGCTTGCGCCTTCGCATCCGGCGCAATGCGGGCGGCGTGTCGGCCACCTGGCTGGCTTTCTGGAAGCAGGACGGCCAGCGGGCAAGCAAGACCCTGGGCACCTACCCTGCCCTATCGCTGACCGCCGCCCGCGACCTGTACGCCGACCAGGTGCGGCCAGTCCTACAGGCAGGCCAGAACCCGCGTGTGATCGTGGCGAAGACCGACCAGCCGACGATCCATCGCATGTTCGAAGCCTACGTGGACAGCATGGGCGCAAAGGGCCGCGTCAGCGCAGAGGAAGTGCGCCGTGTGCTGCTGGTGGGCGAGCGCAGCGCCGCGCAGGTCATGGGGCGCACCAGGATGGCCGCCAGCGTCACGCCAGACGACGTGGTGCACTTCGTTGCCGGGTTCTACCGCCGCAACTATCGCGGGGCCGCAGACAAGGCCCGCAGCTACCTGGGCAGCGCCTTTAGCTGGGCGATGAAGGCGGCCAACGACTACACCAGGGAGGACCGGCAGGACTGGGGCATCAAGGTCAACCCGGTGGCCGCGATCCCCAGGGATGCCGGAGCCATCAACACCCGCGAGCGGGCGCTGTCTGCTGACGAACTGCGGTTCGTCTGGGCGAGCTTGGACGACAGCGAAATATCGGCCTGCATCCGGCTGCTGATCTGCTGCGGCCAGCGCGTGCAGGAAACGCTGCGCATCGACGCTGAGGAAATCGACCTGGTGGCGGGCACCTGGCACATGCCGAAGCACAAGACAAAGACGCAGCAGCGGCCCCACACGATCCCACTGCCAGGCCAAGCCGCGCCGATCCTGCGCGACCTGATCGCCAGGCACCCGACTGGCCCGCTGTTCCCGGCGCGCAAGGGCAGCAAGTCGGCGCTGATATCGCACCGGAGCGTGAACCAGGCGCTGGGGCGCTGGCTGGCCTGGCCTGGCTGCCTGGTGGCCGACTTCCAAACCCGCGACCTGCGGCGCACCTGGAAATCGCGCACGCACGACGCTGGCGTGGATCGCTTCACCCGCGACCTGATCCAGCAGCATGCCAAGCACGACACCGGCAGCTTGAACTACGACCGCGCCGACTACCTGCCGCAGATGCGCCAGGCCATGAAATCCTGGGAAGTGTGGCTTGATCGAAATGTTATTGCACAGCGCGAATTAGCTGTGGCATAATGAATGCCTTCGCTGCGAAAACTTCGGGAACTAACAGAGGAAGATCAAGCCGCGCCACACAGAAGTCGGCGCGCCGGAAGGCAACCGGCAAGAATTGCAGCAGAACAGAATCGCTGAATGACTTCATCCTTCAAGACGGCGACTAAATGGCTACGAAGGGTTGGCAGCCGGGAAAAAGCGGTTTTAGTGAGCCGACACACTCAATACGGGCAGTCCAATTGCTCTACGAGACTATAACTGTTCGAAGCACGCCGATAGCCTCAGGGCGTAACCTGCGGCCCCAGAATTGCAGACGCAAAAAGTGTACGCCCTGGGGGTGGTTAAGGCTATGAGCAGTGGCCCCTTGACAGCCTGGAAAGACAGGCACCACACGCATGACGATTGCCGCGCTGGGCAAACAGCAGAGCCGTAAAAGGCTGTTCGCAGTCGTCAGGCGTGTGGTGCGCAGAACTAAGCATCGCCGGGAACGGGGAGAATACCGAACACAGTCTATGACGCGGGAAGCCCGCCGAGACGCGCCGGAAACCGGCAATGGAGAAAGCCCCGCCTAACCAGCGGGGCTTTTTGCTATTCTTCGTCGGCGTCGCTGCCTTCGTCCGCGCCTGGCACTTCCATCGCGCCGTGCACTGGGCAGCACGCCCCCAGCTTCCGCGCCCACTTCCCCGACAGCCGCACCGTGTAGCCGCATGGCTCTTCGCCCATCCTGATGCTTCCGCTGCCGTCATCTGGAAGTCGCTTGTTTGTCATCGCAGTGCAGGCCGCCTTCAGCATCCTGGTCGTCTGCTTCGGCTTCGCATTGCTGCTGCCGCCGCGCTGGGGCGCTTCCTGGCCGTCTTCGCCCACCAGCTTGGCAGGATCGAGCGGGGCGCGCTTCGAACCGTACCAGGACAGCTTAGCGTGCGGCAGGGCGGCCAGGCTGTCGATCAACGGCTGGGCGTACGCCTTGAATGCTTCGCCTGGCACCGTGCTGGTGAGCGGGCGCTGCAAGCCCAGAGCCAGCACCGTCTTCGCAAACGCGCCCTTGTGGCCGTGCTCGAACCCGACCGCCGCGTGCGTGAGTTCGTGCGCCAGATGGCCCGCGACCATCATGGCGTCTGCTTCGTCGGGGCGAATGTAAATCTGGTACGCGCCGTCCGCGCTGCAATTGGCGTTCCAGCATTCGGCAGCGGCGTTTCCGTCCTTGCCCGACGATGGGACGCCGATTGCAACGTGGAATTTCGGCAGCGGGAAGCCCAGTTCAGTAAAACGCGGGGCCATCAGGGCGGCCAGTTCGTTAAGCCAAGTTTCGCGGTTCATGGTGTCGTCTTTCATATTGTTTAAACGGAGTAGACATCATGCCCTTTACTTCGTTTAAACGCAATGACCAGACGCAAAAATACCCGCCGAAGCGGGTATATAGTTAATGTTGCTTGCCGAATACTTCTACGCGTGGCCGAAGTAGATGCAGGCGGCGCGTGTGCGGAACGTGGTCTTGTCCTTGCGCTGCACTTCGATCCAGTCGCCGCGTGGGCCTGGGTGGATGGCGACGACTTTGCCGTTGTAGTAAGTATTGCCACGCGGCGTACAGGCGTTCACTTTGTTGCCGACTTTGATTTTCTTCATGGTTTTGTCTGTTTAGTTGCAGCAGATGCCCTGCTGCGCGGCTTACTAGTCGAGAAGGATGGCTGCCAGGATGAGCCATCCCCAGCCGTCATTCCCGGTTGCGGCGACGATGATCGCGCCGATAATGCAGATGTGCGATGTCTTCCACTTTAAAAAGGAATATCGTCGTCCATGTCGCTGAAGTTCGGCGCTGGCTTCGGTGCTGGGCGTGCTGCTGGCGCACCGGCTGGACGCGCCGCAGGGGCTGGGGACGCCTGGCGTTGCTCGCCCTGGCCGCCGCCGTCCTGGCGCGGGCCGAGTTCGACGCTATCGACGCGGGCCGTCATCTTCGTGCCTTCGCCGCCGCCATTCTTCGGGTAAGTTTCCAGCCTCATGTCGGACAGGGTGAAGCAGTGCAGCGACCCCTTGACCATGTACTGCGTCAGGGCTTCGGCTTGCTTGCCCCACATGCTGGCGTCGATCCACTGCGTGCCGCGATTGTTTTCGGCGTTCCTGTCGAAGATCGACACGGCCAGGGACAGGTTTGCGACCGCCGTTCCGTCTGGGAGGTAGCGCATTTCAGCATCGCGGCCCAGGCGGGCCATTCCGATAGATTTCATTGTGTTCAGTTCTTTCGTTAGGTGAAATTACTTGCGGCGGGCGTGCTCTTTGGCGCACCCGGAATTGCAGAACAACTGCCCCGCCAGCGTCAGCGGTTCGCAGCACATCGGGTTAAGGCATTCGCCAGTCGCCAGCAGCTTCGGCTCTGCTGCGGCCTTCTTTGCATGCTGCGCGAGCGCGCTTTCGGCCATCAGCAGATCGATGGCCTGGGCCTGGTCGAATTGGTCAGCCATGTGTCACCCGGTATGCGACAACATCGCCGCCATCATTCATGTAGGCGCTGCCGTCCGCGTGCAGCCAACGAAATGCCCCGGCTGGCTGCATGAGCGGCTGCGTGCCATCGCGCATACGCACTTCAACCAGTCGTTTGTGCGGCACCGGGATCGGGCCGCCCTGCCAGTCGATCCAGTTATCGTTCGCTGGCTTGATTGTGTCTTCCTTGCGGCGGTTGAACAGCGGCGGCAGTGGGCTGACGATGCCGCTGGAATTGGCCGCGAACTTCTTCGCGTCGGAATGCGACACCAGTCCGACCTCGCCATCGCCGGTCATGTAGGCGGCTCCCAGGGGGAATTCCAGATCGAGTTGCGACGCCGTGGCGGAGGTCATTTCCGACAGCCCCTGCAACGTGTGCGCTGCTTTGTCGATGTCTTGCATGCCGCCCTTATCTTTTTCTCGGGCAAGGTATGCAATGGCAGTCCCCTTCATGTAACCCCGGAATTCTTCTGGCGTCAGCCAGGCGCGCAGGACTTCCCACGGCTGATACGCGCCAAGCTTTTTGTAATGGTCGCCGCCCACTTGAGTATCGAGCGCTGATTTCTGGTCTGTTGTCATGGTTGTTTGTCGTTGTTGGGTTTGTTGTCGTTGGCCGCTTCGTATGCTTCCAGGGTGTCGAGCGGGTACACCACTTTTGCGCCGCGCTTGCTGAACGGCGGGCCTTTGCCCTGACTGCGCCAGTTCGCAAGCGTGCCCTTTTCGATGCTCCCGCCCCAGCGCGCAACAACGTCATCGGGGGTTAGAAATTTCTGTGTTACGGGCATTGGTCCGGTTCCTGTTACGCGGCTTGTTCGCCGAGGATTTCACTGTTGATGTCGGCCAGTTCGGGGTCTTCCTGCGGCTTTTGCAAGTTGTCGAATTCCTGCGCGGCCAGCTTGTATTCGTCAGGGCATCCGGCCTTGCCGTTAATGGCTTCCTTGATCGCCGCTGGCGTTTTCTTCCATGCCTTCAGCAGTTCCGCTGTGCCCTGGCCGCAAGCCATCTTCAGTTCGCTGCGTGCCGCCTCAACTGCTGGGTCCAGTCGCTTCGCGCCATCGACCCAGGCGCGCAGGGCCAGGCCGTCGGCTGCCGTGATGTAGTCCTGTTCGCGCCCCAGAATCTCTTTCAACGCCGAAGGGCATTTCAGAACCTGCTGCATCTTGCCTTCGTCCCACATCATCAACGATGCGGTCATTTCGAACATGAAGTTCTTTTCGCAGATCGGCTGTACGCCCTGCTGGATATACTTCGTTTCGTTGCCGACTTTTTCGATGGTGACTTTTTCGCGGGCGCGCACGCAGACGATGACGTGCATGTTCGACTGCAACAGCGTGTTCATCATCTTCTTGTGTTCGGCCTTGGCGTAGTTGTCGCGCTTGCCTGATTTTCCTGGCAGCGGCTCGCGCATTTCCAGCAAGCCGCCAGTGCCTTCGTGTTCGTGCGAGATACTGTCGATCACCAGCACTTCGACGCCTGCGGCCTGGAATTCCTTGATCGAGTCGCTGTAGCGCTGCGGCGAGAACGGCGGTTCCAGATCGCCGATGTAGAATTCCTGGACATCTCCCGCCGCGTTCTTCAGCGTGTCGGCATACAGGCTGCCGCGCTTGTTTTCCGTGTCGATGAAGCCCACTTTGCTGGCGTCGAAGTTCGCCAGGCCGAACGCCAATTGCAGCGCGCTGTAGGTCTTGCCGCTGCCGCTGATACCGGCGATGCCGATCACCAGGCGCGCACCTTCGCGTTGCGCTTTTCGAATTTTGATAACTGCCATAGTAGTGATGCCTTAGAAAATGATTTTAAAGATGCTGGCCCAGAAAACAGCCAGCGCGGGGATGATGCAGAACACCCAAGCCTTGCCGCGATAACTCACGCCGTCAGCAGATGCTGATGCTTCGACAGCGACCAGGCTGGGACGCTGATTTCTTGAATCTTCGTGCCGTAGCACGGCCACACGCCGGTACGCTTGCATTCGGCGTACGTCGCCAGATCGGCACGGTACTTGGCGCGGCCAATGTCCCGGCTTACGTCGTCCAGGCGGTACACAGCGACGCCCATCGCCACGCCATCGACCACGCAGGCGGTCTTCTCTACGGCGACGAACAGGAACCCACGGATCGGTCGACCAGCAGCCGCGCAACCGTCCGTGTAGAACGCGTCTTGCACGTCGTATGCGTAAGTTGCAATCGACTTCCCGAACGCTTCCGGGCTGGCGTCTTCCGTAGTCTTCAAGTCCGCGATGTAGCCGGTGTCCAGCCACTTGTCGGGGCGGCAGCGGCACAGCACGCCAGTTACTTCATCGACCCAGTACACCGACTGTTCGGCCTTGCCTGGGGCGGTCATCAGGGCGCGGGCTGCGGGGTGCGCCATGACGGCGTCACGCATGCGGTGCAACTGGTCCCACGTCTCCGGTTCAAGCACGTTGCGGTGGCCGTTGTTGCGCATCCATTCGGCCTTCACGTCGGACCAGAGCGTGATCGGCACGCCAGCGTCGCGCAGGCGCTGGGCCAGCACCGGGATCGTGCCGCTGACGGACAGCAGGCCGTGACGCGTTTCGTTCATGGCCGCGATGTCGGATTTCATATCCGCCGCAGTCGCGCCCCGCATTGCCTCAAGCGTAAAAGTGGCTGGGTCGGAATCGACAAGTCGCGCCGCCAGTTCTTCCTTCGTGCCAGTGGTCGACAGCTTCGGCAGGCGGCCCTTGTTCAGTTCTTCGATCAACAACACCAGCTTGTCGGCCCCGTCGATAGCATCGGGGTAGTCCGACTGCCTGATACCCAGCGTGTATTCCTGGACGAACAGGTGCGGTTCCAAAATCATCGAATGGAACGCCTTACCGAGCGCCTTCGCTGGCGTCGTGTCGTAGTCATCGAAATTGTCGTTGGCGGCCAGTTCCTTGGCCCGCAGATGCAGCGGCGACTTGCGCACCAGAGCAAGGCCCGAGTTACTTACGCCTGGCCCGCCGTGGTAGTCCGCATTCGAGATGTTGTCATAGATACCTGGATTCATTTCCGCCCCGTAAGTTATTCCCGATTATTTGCCGTGATGCAGCATGTATTGTAATGTATAATTATTGCGCTGTGGCAGTAATTCCGTGTTTTTCTTCTGATTCGGAGTGATATAGATCGCGGCCAAGGTTCGCAAATATATTCGCCATGCGCCACAGGTAGGTCAGCCATGCTGACTCATTTTCCCTTACGACAGCCGAGAAATACTGATATCGATGATAGTTTTGCGCGACTACCAAGCAGATTTGCAGCAGCGAACCGGGGAGGCTTTACGCCGTCACAATCGCGTGCTGCTTCAGTGTCCGCCAGGCGGCGGCAAGACCGCCATTGCGACCAGCATGCTGTCCCGCTTCGGGGCGCGGCAGAAGCGCGGCTGGTTCATTTGCCATCGCGCCGAACTCGTCCAGCAGACCAGCCTGACGTTCAGTCGCTACGGCCTGGCGCATGGCTTCATCGTGGCGGGTTATCCGCTGTCGCCTTCGGCACTGGTGCAGGTATGCAGCATCGACACGCTGAAGAACCGGCTGGACAGGATGCAGCCGCCCGACTTCGCCATGATCGATGAGTGCCACCATTCCGGGGCCGCTGGCTGGGCGCTGGTAATCCAATGGCTGGTCGACGGCGGATGCAAGGTCGTCGGCCTGTCAGGCACGCCGCGCAGGCACGACGGCAGCGGCCTGGACCAGCATTACGATGAACTGGTGTTGGGGCCAGCGGTGTCCTGGCTGATGGCCGAGGGGCACCTGTCGCAGTACGAAATCTTCGCGCCAGACAAGCCGGACATGGGCGGCATCCGAAAGCTGATGGGCGACTACAGCAAGAAAGACGCCGCCGAACGCATGGACAAGCCGAAGCTGACGGGGAACATCATTCACCACTGGAAGGAGCACGCACGCGGGATACTCACCCTGGGATACGGGGTCCATGTGGCGCACAGCCAGCACCTGGCCGAGGAATTCCGGCGCGCCGGGGTCAATGCCGTGCACATGGATGGCGGCACGAATAAAAATGATCGCCGCGACATGATGAAGGACTTCGGCCCTGGCGGCATTGAATTGATTTTCAACTGTTCATTGTTTGGCGAAGGGCTGGACCTGGCAGCACTGACGGGTCGAGATATCCGCATTGGTTGCGTGATCGACGCAGCGCCCACCATGTCGCTGTCGTGGCATCTTCAAAAGCAAATGCGGTGCATGCGACCAGGGCCGCCCGCGATCATCCTGGATCACGCGGGGAATTGCTCGCGTCACGGCTTCCCGGACGACGACCGGGAATGGTCGCTGGAAGGCGCGGCCAAGGGCAAGTCGGCGAACGACAACGCCCCTCCCCCTCCGATCAACTGCGACGGCTGCTTCCGGCAGATACGCCGCCCAGCGCCGCAGGACTGCCCGCACTGCGGCAAGCGCCTGGCTGCCGAATTCAAGCCGCTGGAAGTCGAAGACGCGCCGCTGAAGAAGATGACCGAAGCCGACAAGAAGGCCACCCGCCAGGCGCTGAAGGAAGAAGAGAGGGCGTGCAAAGACCTGGGGGCGATGATCGCGCTAGGCGTGCGGCGCGGCGTTGAAATGCCGGTGTCCTGGGGGCACAACAAGATGCTTCAGCGCAAGGTAGCGCATCAAAAAGGCACAGGGCGCAAATATTCGTAGTATTCGCTTGTGCAAACATATTGAATTGGTTCATAATTACTCGTCGCAACAACAGAGCCAGTCTGTTACTGGCAGTCAACGAAAGAATATATGGAACTCAAAGACTTTGCAGTGGGGCAGAAGTGGAAGACGCGGGGCGGGAGCGAGGTTGTAATTTCGTCAGTTAATGGAAGCCCGGACTATCCAATTCGAGGCAAGCTAGACGAGTGTTCGTTTTCATGGGCCGCCAGCGGCCATTTCCAGGCGACTGACGCGCCCACATCAGACGACCTGATGGAGATTATCGAAGCCCCCGGCCAGTCCGCCATCGTCAAGGAGCTGATCGAGAAAGCGGAATGCTACGAAGCGGAAGCGAAGCGCGTTGCACGTCACTCCGAGCAGGCCCGCGAAAACGCGGCGCAATACGACAAAGCCGCCGAAGAATACCGCGCCCTGGCCGCCGAATATCGCCGCGTCGCCGCCGTCGCCTGACCGCCATGAAGAAATCCGCTGAAGGACTGCAAGCCGGGGTGCTGCTGTGATCCCCGCGCTGCTGGTGGTTGGAATCGTTGCCTGGGGCTTCCTGCGGGTCTGCCGATTCGAAGACGAAGAGAACGCCCGCTTCATGGACATGATGCGCGCCCGCTTCGGCGACGGCCTGGAAGACTGACCATGCGCTATCACGTCCGCTGCAAAAAGTGCGAAGCGCGCCAAGTATTCCGAGTGAAACCGGATGAGATGTACCGGTGGAGCGTGAAGCAACTTGCGTTCGTGAACAAGCAACCAGTCTGCGTAAGCTGCGGCCACAACGAATATCGGCTTGATACATGGATGAATTCGCGGGATACCCGCGCCACGGCATGCACGTGTAGCGGCTACATGCACATGACGCGGCGCGAGTGGCCGCACCGGATCGGCAGTCCTTACTGCTGGTATCGGAAAGACGGCACGCAGCGCATGCACGGCGATGCCGATTTTAAAGATTTTCAACTTGAGCAACTGGAAGGCAATACAAATGAACTCGTTTAAACAAATGATCAAAGACGGCACCATCAAGCGCGCCGATGCGATGAAAATCCCGTATGACCAAATCCACGTCGAGCCGGGGTTTAACCTGCGCATGGTGGATGCGGACTACTGGGAGGGCATCGACGCACTGAAGCAGCACCTGGGACGCGGTGGTCCGGTTCCTGCGCTGGAAGTTCGCCCGCGTGAAGAAGGCGGCGTGTGGCTGGTCGATGGGCATCGCCGCCATACCGCGTACGGCATGCTGATCGCGGACGGCCAGCCGCTGAAGGAAATTGCAGTGGTCCCGTTCATTGGCAACGATGCCGAGCGCGTGGCCCGCATCATGACCAGCAACGAAGGCGCGAAGCTGAAGCCGCTGGAAGTGGCCGAAGGCTATCGCCGCCTGGTGGCGATGGGCCTGACCGTCGATGACATCGCCCGCCGCGTCGTGAAGACCCGACAGCACGTCGACCAAATGCTGATCCTGGCGACCGCGCCGAACGCCGTGCACCAGATGGTCAAGGACGGCACCGTGTCGGCGACCACGGCGGTGGAAGTGACCAGGAAGCACGGCGAGAAGGCCGCAGGCGTGCTGAAGGAAGCCCATGCTAAGCAGGGCGGGCGCAAGGTCACGGCGGGCGCTGTGAAGCCGTGGACGCCGCCAGCGAAGGTTCTGATGCCGGTGGCCGATGCGGTTGAATCGCTGTTGGCAAGCCTGGACAACACAGACCGCGCCCGCGTCGAGAGCGGGGCCGACGACACGTTCGTTTCGGTCAGCGCCCGCGAACTGCTGGACCTGTTCAAGTCGTTCAACGAAATCGAGGCGGCGCGCAAGGCCGCCGACGAGAAGCAGCGCGCCAAGCAGGCCAAGGATGCGCAGGGCGAAATTGATACGGCGGAGGCGGCATGAACAGGCCCGTCATCGTATATGGTCCGCAGGGATGCGGTAAGACGCGCTTTGCCGAGCGGATCGCCAAGCACTTCGGGCTGACTAAGATTGTGGATGAATTCATAGGCGTGGGCAATCTTCGCCGTGGCGTCTTGTACCTGATGACCGAAGCAACAGCACCATGGTACGCGGACTGCGAGCAATTTTCATTCGATGAAGTCGCGCAGCAGATCAACGCGGCGATCCCGATGACGGACTGGTTCCACGGCGACACCGACCCGGTACACGTCGGGGTCTACCAGACGGACCACGACTACGACAAATCAAGGCCGGGTTATTGCTACTGGGACGGTCAGCGCTGGGGATGCGAGCGCACCAACCGTGAAGCGGCCCTTCTAAACCCGTTTTTTAAAGGCGCTGTGCAGGCCAAAGACTGGCGCGGCCTGTCCGAAGAACCGCTGCCGGTGGTAGGCGCAGCATGATGGCCGCAATCGGATTCATCGCGCTGTGCATCCTGTCGGCGGCCCTGATCCTGAACGGCGTGGGCATGCTGATGTTCATGGCCGCCTGGGGCATCAGGGAGAAATCCAGCCTCTTCGCGGCGCTGCTGATCCTGGCAACCGGCGCTGCTATCGCCTGGCTTGGCATCGCAAACGCACCATTCGCAATTTCACTTACGGGGGCATGATGCAACAATACAAAGACCTACTGCTGAACGTCTTGCGCAACGGCGAGAACCGCGAGAACCGCACCGGCATCGACACGCTGTCGATCCCCGCCGCCATGATGCAGTTCGACCTGCGCAAAGGCTTTCCGGCGATGACGACCAAGCGCCTGGCGTTCAACCAGGTGAAGGGGGAATTGATAGGGTTCCTGCGCGGGTACACATCGGCAGCGGACTTCCGCGCCCTGGGCTGCACCATCTGGGACCAGAACGCGAACGAGAACGCGGCGTGGCTGGCTAACCCATGGCGCATGGGCGACGACGACCTGGGCAGGCTGGGGTATAGCCACGGCTGGCGAAATTTCGGTGGCTCGCGGGCCGACATGAACGGATTCGACCAGATTGCACAAGCACTTCACACGCTGCGGACCGCACCAGAAAGCCGTCGTATTCTGGTGACTGCCTGGAACCCTACGGACATCGGCAGCGCTGCACTACCGCCCTGCCACGTCCTGTTCAAGTTGATGCCGAACCCCCGCACCCGCGTTCTGCACCTGAGCTACTACCAGCGGTCCTGCGACCTGTTCCTGGGCGTGCCGTTCAACATCGCCAGCTATGCGATCCTGCTGGAACTGTTCGCGGCCTGGTCTGGCTACACGCCTGGCATCCTGACGGCGCACATGGACGACGTCCACCTGTACGCCAACCATCTGGCCCAAGTTGAAGTTCAGTTGCACCGGGAAGTGATTCCGCCGCCGACACTGCTGCTGTCGAGTGAACAGTTTGACAGCCATGCGAGCGTAGACGATCTGGTGGAGTGGCTTACCCCAAGCACCATCAATCTGGTCGGCTACCTGTCACACGCGGCGATCAAAGCGCCGATGGCGGTCTAGCACAGGAAAACCCCCCGGAGGAAAGCCCCAGCGCAACGCATCAAACTGGGGTTTTCATTTCCGGGGCGCAAAATGTCGGAGCACAAAACACAAAACGAAGGCCGCAACGCGCTGGTCGATGTCTGTTTGAACTTCCGCGCCAACGTCGGCCAGGGCTGGACCGGGGAAATTACCCGCGTCAACGCCCGCGACATCTACATCAAGAACGCCAGGCCGTTCAACACCGGACTGCCTGCGGGCTTCGCCGATACCTTCGGCCTGACGCCCGTTGTCATCACCGCCGACATGGTCGGCAAGACCATCGGCGTGTTTCACGCCATCGAATATAAGTCGCTCAGGGGCAAGGCCGCCACGCTGCAACAGGCATTCATCGCAGCCGTTCGCCGAAACGGCGGGCGCGCAGGCATCGCCAGGAATGAGCAGGAAGCCATCGCAATCGCACTGGGGAATATCGCATGAACGGAATCGGCGGGGATCGGTATTGCATGCTGTGCGGGCGCAAGGGCGATCACTGGTCGGCGGACTGCCCCATGCGCCGCGTCGAAAATCGCGGCCCCGCTGCACTGCCGCTGATGCGCCGGAAGACCGCGCCGAAGCGTAAGCCATGAACGCAGGCGAATTCATCAAGCGCCGCACCAAAATCGAAGGCGAACGCGGTCGTGCAGCAGGATGGCAGCGCCGCGCATTCGACCGCCTGGTGCGCGAAGCCAGGGCCGAACCCGTATTTGCCGTGGCCGCGAAAAGGGTTGTCGCGTTCCGGCTGGGCGGTGGTGAAATTGTTTGCGTGAAACAGCGATTCAAAACCGAACCTGCGGCGGCCCAGTCGTTGCAGATGATCCACGAAGAACGCCAGCCGCGTGAGCATGTCCCAGTGCGGGCATACCACTGCGACCACTGCAAGGGCTGGCACATCACGAGCAGGCCAAAATGAGAAACGATTCTACCCCAGCAATTCTTCAGGCGATGAAGGCCGCGCCAGCAACTTGCGACTACGTCGCCAGGACTGTCGGCCTGTCCCGGCATAGCGCGGTCAGACAATTTTCCAAGCTGGAAGCCGAAGGCAAAATTGTCGTCATCAAGAAAATCGGCAACGGCGTCTACTGGGGACTTCCAGGCGCTGAGTATGCCGACTTCGACAGGTCGCTTGATAAGCGCCCGCCGCCCGCCAAGTCGAAGCCGTGTCATGGCGACCTGCACAATGCATTCTTTGGATTACGTCCAGTGACGTAGCCTGATGGCAAGGTATTGGGAAATTTATTTCTCAAATATGTTCGCATTTTAATACAAGAGACTGATACAATTCAGTCTCTTACTTTCTGACGAGAATCAAATAATGCACAACCAGACCCAGAAACTTATTGACCTGATGCAGAAGCACAAGCTGAAGGCGGCGGACGTGGGGCGCATCCTGGGCAAGTCGCCGCAGACGGTGCGCGGCTGGCGTTGCGACAACGCTGTGCGCATCATCCCAGCGAACGAACTGCGCCTGCTGGAATTGGAACTGGCGAAGAAAGACGCCTGATGAATTCGGCGGCGCGTCAATTCAACGACCTGAGCGAAGACGACATTCGGGCAGCGCTCGCGTACATCGACGCCAACGACCGCGCAACGTGGGTCCGCATGGCTATGGCGGTCAAGCATGAGCTTGGGCCAAGCGGTTGGAACATCTGGGACACCTGGTCGCAAACGTCCGGCGAGTACAACGCCAAGGACGCCCGCGACGTTTGGAAATCGGCCAAGGAAACGGGGTCTTCTGGCACCGTCACCATCGGCACATTGATCGCCGAGGCGCAATCGTTCGGCTTCAAGTTCAACGAGCAAGACCGCGAGCCAATCAGCCAGCACGAAATCGAAGAACGCCAGCAGCGCCGCGACGCGGCAACAGCGGCAGCCAAAGAACGGCTGGACCGCGACCGCGCAGCAGCGGCACAGCGCGCCCAGGAGATGCTAGACGCTGCCGTGGACGTGGAAGCGAGCGAACACCCGTACCTGGAACGCAAGGGCGTGCAGGGCTTCGGCCTGAAGATCGGCGAGTGGCGCAAGGGGCTGAATAACGTGCTGCTGGTCCCGCTGCGCCTGATCGATGGCAAGCTGGTCAGCCTGCAAGGCATCTTCGCCAACGCCAGCCCGATGTTCGACGGCAAGGATAGGGATTTCCTGCCAGGCGGCCAGAAGCGCGGCGCATTCCACATGATCGGCGGGAAGCCATACGGCAGCGAACCCGTCATCCTGGTGGCCGAAGGCTTTGCCACCGGGGCCAGCGCGCACCAGGCAACGGGGCACTTCGTCGCCGTGGCGCTTGACGCGGGCAACCTGCTTCCAGTGGCGACCGCACTGCGAAACATCTATCCGCTGGCCGTCATCGTGATCCTGGGCGACGACGACAAGTGGACCAAGGATAACCCCGGCATGCACCACGCGCACCAGGCCGCGCAGACCGCCGCCGCGCTGATGGTCATGCCTAAGTTCGCCGACCTGGCGAGCAAGCCTACCGACTTTAACGACCTGCATGCGCTGGAAGGCATCGACGCCGTGCGCAAGCAGATCGAAGCGGCGCTGCCGAAGAAAGCGGCCAACGACAACGGCCCCGCCGTGGCGCTGGATTCGCCGATCAATCCGATGGGCTACCCGCACATTTCGGAGAAGGGCCAGCCGCTGAACACCGTAGAGAACCTGGCGTTCATGATGGGGCAGTACGGCATCACGGCTCGTTACAACATGATCCGCAAGGCTGTCGAACTGAAGCTGCCAGGCCGCAGCTACAGCACCGACAACCGCGCCAACGCCAGCCTGGCCGAAATCACCAGCATCAGTGCGCGCAATCGCATGCCGCAGGCGATGTTGCAGGACTACATCAAGCTGATCGCCGACGCCCACGCGTTCAACCCGGTATGCGACTGGATCGAGTCGAAACCGTGGGATGGCGTCGAGCGCATTAAGCAGCTTCAAGCCACGATCACGACCGGCGGCGATGCAGCGCTGAAGGACGCGCTGATGTATCGCTGGCTGCTGTCGGCGGTGGCCGCAGTGTTCATGCCGACTGGCTTCGAAGGTCACGGCTGCCTGGTCCTGACCGGCGCTCAGGGTTCGGGGAAGACGACCTGGTTCCGCCGCCTGGCACCGTCAGAACTGGTCCTGGTCGGCGCAATGCTGGACCCGGCAGACAAGGACACCGTGACCAACGCGGTAAGTCACTGGATCGTGGAACTGGGCGAACTGGACGCAACGTTCCGCAAGGCCGACATCGCCCGCCTGAAGTCGTTCATACCCAAGCCGGTGGACAAGCTGCGCCGCCCATACGACCGCGTGGAATCGGAGTACCAGCGCAGGACCGTCTTCGGCGCTTCGGTCAACGAAGATCGCTACCTGGTGGACGACACCGGGAACCGCCGCTGGTGGACGATCAACGTGCAAAGCATCGACTACCAGCACAAGATCGACATGCAGCAGGTATGGGCCGAAGTCCTGGTGCATTTCCTGCGCGGCGAGCAGCACTACCTGACACCGGAAGAAAACGACAGCCTGGGCAAACTGAACACTGAGCACGAAGCCGTTGACCCTGTGGAAGAAATCATCTTGTCGGCGTTCGAATGGGAGAACCGAACGCTGCACGGCTTCGACATGACGGCTAGTGAAGTGCTGATCGCCATCGGGTTCGACAAGCCGAATAAATCGCAGGCCACGCACGCCAGCAAGGTGCTGAAGAAGCTGACCGGGAAAGAGCCGAAGCGCAAGGCGAGCGGGCGCTACTTTGAAATGCCTTCAAAGCCGAAAGGCATGCGGCGCAACGCAACACCAGCGCCTGGTTCCGACGATGACCTGAAGCCCTACTGACATGAATCCTGTGACCCTTATCGATGGCAGCACCGCCGACAGCAGCGGCGAACAATGGCGGCACGAATGCGAAGCCCGCGCCCTGCTGGCGATGCCGCTCGTGAAGCGCCGGGACTGCCTGTACGGGTTCAAGGAAGACGGCGGCAGGCTGAACAAGGGCATCAAGGGGCATCGCGGCGACGCAGAAGTGCAGCGCCTGGAAGGCACGATCATGAGTATCTGGACCGCACAGCAGATCGGCAAACTGCTGGGCATGCAGCACGACGAGCAAGAAGCATATTTGGACCGGATCGCCCGCGCAACGAACAGCCACATGCGGGAGATACTGGCTAGGAAACTGGAAGGCCGATTGTCGGCAAATGCAAATGATAACCAAGGGACAATATGAAAAAGACGAACATTGAAATCGCTGTCGAGGCGCTGACCGAATTATCCCAATGCGACGGTTCGCCACAAAATGTAAAGGATGCGGAAGTTCTCGCCCACAGGGTCCGAGCCTTAGCAAAATCGACGCTCGCCGCCCTCCAAGCCGCGCCAGCGCCAAAGCTGACCTATGAGCAATGCGCGCAGATCGGCCGGGACTTCGGACTTCAGCCGGAAACGGTCGACATGGTCGGTCGCCGCGTCCTGGCTCTATTCCCTGTGCTCGACACGTCCACGCCAGCACAGGGCAGCATCGATACGCCCGATGACCGGGCCGCGTTCGAGGCATGGGCAAGCGCCCGCCATCAAGGCTATTTCGCCTTCCCGATCTTGTCGCCAAGCCAAATCGAAGAAAAGGTGAAGCGGCGGTGCTTGGATGCATGGCTCGCAGCCCGATCACTCGCCCAGCGTGCGGCCAGCGCTGATGAAGAGACCCCGCATTGCAAGTTGGGCGGCGGATGTATGTGCATTACCGAACCGGGCAACATCGTCAGCGAAAGCTGCAAATTCTATGAGGCACCGAAGGCCAGCGCGCCAGATGCGCCAGCGGGGGAAGTGGACGATATTGCACACGCAATCGCCGCAAAAGTCGTAAAACTCGATGCCCGCACGCACTCCGGCATATTCACGATTGCTCAAGTCATATTGAAGATTCGCGCCGCACGCGCCGCTGTTGCGCCAGCAGGGCATGCGGAGCCGGTGGCGTGGATCGCTGTTGAGACGCTTCCGCACAAGCAAACGATGGTCGTGGCCACTGATTTCGACACGTACGCGCTCGCGTACCAACGCTACGATCTTGGGGAAACCGTATGGTACAGCGCTGACGGCCCGGAAGACATCGAGATGCAACTGACATTCTCGCCAACGCATTGGATGGCCATTCCACCACGCGCCTCCATCGCCGCCCCTGTAGCAGCAGAGCCAGCACGCGCCCTGCCGCCATGCGTAACCGCGCACCACTTCGACCAGGTCAAAGCCGCGCAGTTACCGTGCCTGGCCGACGATGCGCACGAAAAGCTGATGGCGACCGTCGATGCGCAGATCGCTGAACTGGCGCGCCGGATCAAGATCAAGAACGACCGCCGCGTGTCGAACGTCGCTGTCGAAGTAGATCGCCGCATGGCTAGCCAGGACCGTAGGGCAACGCAGCGGGGAGTGAAGTGACTTACGATCCGCTTGTGAAGTGCCGCAGATGCAGGGCGTGGATCGAACCATGGCTGCGGGAATGCCCGATCTGCGGGACGTTGCAGTGATGGCAGCGCTGCCGCTCGTCGGTGGCTTCGACTGCGGGCCGTTGTTCCAGGTCCGCATCAAGCGCCCACCGATCCGCCAAAAGGGCAAGGAAGGCCAGGTGCATCGCGCCCAGACCAAGCGGGCGACGCCGCCCTGGGCCGACATGCAGGCCATCAAGGCAATTTACGCTGAGGCGCGCAGGATGACGCGGGAGACTGGCGAACTACATGTGGTCGATCACATCGTGCCGAAGATCGGCGGCATAGTGTGCGGCCTGCATGTGCCCTGGAACCTACGTGTCATCCACTGGCGCGAGAACGCACAGAAAGGTGCATGGTATTGGCCTGGGATGCCGCAGGAACAGTTGCCGCTGTTGTAGCGTTTAAACGACACAAAACCCGCTTCGTCGGGTTTTTTATTGATATTCGTTAAGAAACCAACAGTTTTGTTGACGTACGCGAATACTTCGCTGTATTATTCAGTTCTGCCGTTGAACAACTAACTACACATAACCGGGGCTATATGAAAACAATTGCAATATTCTTGTGTGACTATACTGGCAAGATGGCGGAACCTTGGGTCGCGGCTGGTTACGACGTAGTGTTGGTCGATCCGCAACACCCGCAGGGCATCAACATAGAAGGCCAGACTACCCGCGTAGGCTGCATCATCACGGATGCTCTGGACTACTTGGGCGCAACGATCCGCACCGGACGTGTTGCTTTTGTAATGGGTTTCCCCCCATGCACCGATGTCGCGGTATCGGGTTCGCGCTGGTTCGAAGCGAAGCGAGCAAAAGACCCTCACTTCCAGTCGAAGGCAGCGCTGGTTGCTGAGCAATGCCGCATGATCGGCGCGCTGTCTGGCGGCGTGTGGGCGTTCGAAAATCCTGTCAGCGTGTTCAGTTCGATCTTCGGCAAGCCGCAGTACACTTTCAGCCCAGACCAGTTCACTGGACACTGCGCGAACGACAACTACACGAAGAAGACGTGCCTGTGGACCAGCGCAGACTTCGTGATGCCGGGGGAGTTCAAGGATGCGACGCTGGGCGCACCAGATGATCGAATTCACAAGTGCCCACCGGGACCAGAGCGGATGAACTTCCGCAGTGCGACCCCGCTGGGTTTTGCGAAAGCTGTTTTCTTGGCGAACGCACCGCACTTGAAGCCAGCGGCGAATGACAATGCGGAATGCAATATGTGCAACGGGACGAAAGAAGGCTTCGCCGGCCCATGCAAGGAATGCTGCGCGGACTTCTACGATGAAGAGGCAGCGTAATCGAAACCCGCGCCAGTCACCGGGCTGGCGTACTTACTGAAAGAAATTATGAGCAAAATTCAAACTGTTACTGAAATGATGGCCGAAAACATGGATGGTTTTTGCAACCCGACAATGACGCCGGAACAAGAGGCGAAGCATAACGCCGAAGTACAGGCGAAAAGGGAGTATGAGGCGGCGCATACGCCAGTCGAAAGCCATCCTGCGGATGACGACGAAGACGACGACGAGGACAGCGAAACCGAATAATCCGTGACAGACAGCCGCCCACGAGGCGGCTTTGTCGTCAGGAAAGTCCTATAAACATTGAAAGGTATATATGAGAAACTGGAAACTACCGCTGGACGTGTCCAACGGAACAATGAACGGCGAATTGGAATGCCGCTCCATCACGCGCCTGGTCGATGCAGACCGCGTAGAAATCGCGGCGGCCAGCGGCAACGAAGCGCCGCTGCGCTTCCGGGATATTGCAGACGCCTGCAACCAGCATGAAGAACTGATCGAGCGCAAGGGAGCGCTTGAAGTCGAACGCAATCTATTATCGGCGTCGCTGGTCCAGGCCGATGAAACGATAGCCCACCTGGAACGCCAGCTAAGCTCCCAGCGCACCATCATCAGGGCGCACCAGGTGCTGATTACAGACCTGGAACGACGCCTGGCGAAACTGGTCGACGGCAACCAGTCGCTGATCGACGACCTGACCGACGCACGCAGGGGGCAGGCCCAGACGACCAGGGAGAATCAGCGCCTGGTGAAAGCAATGAAGGCCATCAAGGCCGGGGCGCAGGTCGGCGAACAACTGCCGGTGCTTGAGGACATCGCCACCCAGGCGCTTGACGATACGGGGGCAGCATGAGCGCGGATACCGGTAAATTCGACCCATCAAGGGATGCAGCGATGGAGGAAATTGCAGTGCTTATGGAGGGAAAAGACGATGGGGTATGGGCGAATACATGCGGGCCGTTCATTCGCGCCCGCAAGTCCAGCGCCGCGCCCGCCCCGGTGCAGCAGGCAGCGCCGAGCGGCCTGCCGTTTGCCGAAGTGGTGGCCGAGTTCGCCACCAACAAATTTGAAACTGCCGACGACTGCCGCATTGCTCTGCTGGGCGAAGTGGCGCGGCTGCGCGCAGCCCTCGCTGCCGCGCCCGCCCAGCCGGTCGGCCTGAGCGAGCAGGCAACGCCGAGCGGCTGGACTGTGTGGGGCGTCGCTCAGCGCGCCGACTTGGCCGACGTGACTGATGGCGCGGGGAAAATTATTGCGACCATGCACCCCACATCAGCGCGGGCAGTTGCCGATGCCCATAATTCGGCCATTGCCATTATGGAATCAATGGCAGGTGCAGCATGATGCGCCTGCCATTCCGCCAGGGCACGCTGTTGCCGACGAAGCTTATCCGATCCTGGACGCCGCGAGCGCGCCAGATCGCGCAGAGCCACGAAGAACGTATTGTGTTCACAGACTTCTACGACGACGACGAAGGCCGCAGCCGCCAGTACGTGTGCGAGTGCGCCACCGCCGAACAGGCCGCCTTCATCGTGGAGGCGTGCAACGCGCACCAGCCAATGCTTAACCTGATGTCAAAGGTTCGTCGCATCGTCATGGAAGGCCGGAGTGACCCCGCCACGGCCCTGATGATGATCGACGCTGCATTGGCCGTCCAAACCGAATCGGTGGCCGCGTGAGCGCCCTACAGTGGTCCCTGCTGATCGCAGCGTGCTTCCTGACATCGGTAGCGATCTGCGTCGCGGCCAGCGGCGGCGAGCGATGAGGCGCGCCAGGCGGCGGAAGTACCAGAGCCACGCGACGGCGCTGATGAAGTTCTACGGCGTCCGCAGGCTGTCGGCTGCATTCTGGTGCATCCTGTTCCATGATTGGATGGGCGAGCCATTCCCGACACTGAAGAGCCACACAATCAAGCTGATCGGGGTCGAGCGCTTCGGATGACCAACTTTTTCGGGCGCTAGTCACGGCCAACGATCATAAGCAACAATCATGCCCGCCGATGAGCGGGCATTTTTACGTCCGTGACTAACTTTAGTCATCCTGTCAGGAAGTTGGTCACTTGTAAGTCCTTGATTTGCAAGGCAAATGACTAGATGACTAGAATGACTATGTATATATATATTTATAGTACCTATACAGTACAGAGTAGGAGATAGCCCCCACTATCTTTAGGAATGACAGTCATCGTAGTCACTTGGTCATTCTGGTCAGCGGCAAGTAGTGTTTCCGCATCGTAGCTATTTCCAACCGGATATATTACAATGAGGCATTGATTTAACCGGAACGATGCCATGCGTCTACCTGACAGTGTGCAAGAAATAGCTGACGTTATTGGGCGTGATCAAGCGTTACTGCTGATCGGTGCGCTTCCACGGTGCTATGTCGGGCGTGAAGGCGGCAAGTCGAACCAGGTCGTCATGTACGTGCCGACGCTGAAGAACCTGAAGCCGGATCATCAGCTTGTTCGCATCCTGGGCTGGGTCAATGCCGAAAAGCTATCGAAGGAATTCGGCGGCGAAATCATGAAGCCAGCGAACTGCGCGTTCATCCAGCGCGAGTTCCTGCACAAGACGATCCTGGGGATGATGCGCGGCGGGAAGATGAAGGCCACGGAGGTGGCGGCCATCGTCGGCGTACATGAACGGACCGTGCGCAACCTGGTTCGGGAAAACCCCCCGGAGGATTTTGAACTGGCAGCGAACGACAATGCGGAACACGTCAATCACAAGGCCCGACCGATGAACCGTATTTCCGCAGAGTGTGCAGCATGACAACACCAGACTTACAGCGAAGGGCCAGCGATCAGTCGTCGGCACAAAATGGCGTGAAGCTCGACGTGATGGCTGTCGATTTCCATGCATTCAATGAGCGTCTGCTGGTGGTGGAAGCCAACCTTGCCCGCAACAACGAGATGACCGCCCTGCTGCTGGAATTATTCAGTGCCGCGAAGACTGGCTTCAAGGTGCTTGGCTGGGTGGGCGAAGCAGTCAAATGGGTAGGCATGATCGCTGGCGGCGCTGCTGCGATTTATGCGGCCTGGAAAGCGTTCGGGGGCAAGTGATGGCAGATGGCAAAGTGCGCATGACCATTGCGGCCCTGTCGCTTAGTGCGGCGGCGTACGTCGGCATCCTGACCCGCGAAGGGTACACGGATGGCGTTGTGATCCCGACGAAGGGCGATGTGCCAACGATTGGCTTCGGGACTACTGGCGGCGTCAAGAAGGGCGACCGCACTACACCTGTGAAGGCGGCGCAGCGAGCGCTTGCCGATGTGCAGAAGTTCGAAGGCGCGCTGAAGCAATGTGTGACTGCTCCACTGCACCAGGCTGAGTACGACATTTACACGGACCTGTCGTACAACATCGGCAGCGGCGCGTTCTGTTCGTCCAGCATCGTAAAACGCCTGAACGAGCGCGACTATCTGGGCGCGTGCAATTCGATCCTGAAGTTCAAGTATGCAGCCGGGTACGACTGTTCGACACCTGGCAATAAGCGCTGTGCGGGGCTGTGGACTGATCGTCTGCGGGTTCATGCTCAGTGCGTGGCGGCGCAATGATTGCCGCGCTCGCACTCAGGGCCGCAGCGCCTTACGTGATCGCAGTCGCCGTCGCTGGCGGCTGTTTTTACGCAGCTTACTCGCATGGCGTCGAGACGACCAAGACGCTGTACGAACTGCGCATCAGCACGGCGGCCAAGAAGCACGCCGATGAAGTCATTTCATGGAACGCGAAGGTGCTGATGGCCGACCGCAAGGCCGTCGATGACATTGCCGCGCTTTCCGTCACTTACCAGAAAGCCATCCAAGATGAAAAAACTGAACATGATCGGATCGCTGCTGATCTGCGCACTGGCACTGTCCGGTTGCGCGACCGACTTGCCTATGTCGAGTTCGCCCATGCAGTCGTACCCACGCCTGGCACCAGCACCCGCAGCAGTGATGCAGCCAAGGGCGTCGGACTTCAAGCAGCGGATGCTGAATTTCTGCTGCGTATCGCCAGTGAAGCCGACCAAGTGAGCGACCAATTGCGGGCTTGCCAGGCTGTGGTGCGTGGGGATCGGACGGTGATGCCATGACACAGATTGTGCACCGCCTGCCGATGATCGATAAGGCCATCTGGAAGAATGCAGGCGACCTGGACAAGCCTATCGCCAAGCAGGGGCGAGGGAGGTCGAGCCATTGCACCATCCCTGATGCTGTGATCGCCAAGATGCGGCATATGCATGAGGTGGAGCGCATGCCCGCAATGCAGGTAATCGACGCATACCCACAGCACAGCAGAAGCTATGTCCGCAACGTGCTGGGGTATGTGACCCGCCCACATGTGCGCCCATGTGCAGGGGAGGCAGCATGATGGCCCTAGCAGTAGGGGCTATGTTGCCATTCATCATTGTGGGCATGGTGCTGCTGTATGCGTGGATAGTGCACAGTGGACCATGGGACTACCAGCTTGGGCGTGTTCAGTTGGGTATCGGCTGGTGGGCGGGCAGCGCCAAGGTGTTCGCATGCACCCGCCAATGGTATGACGGCTACTGGTATGGCTTTCGTCTTGGTCCGTTCTGGCTGTGTGTCGAGCCATGAGCGGCGGCCTCATGCTCTACGTGTGCACCAGGTGCGGGCTGTGCAATGCGGATGGCACGCACCAGGATGCGGCCTGCCCTGTGGGTATTCGTGAGGGCAATGCTATCGTGCGCCATGAGGGCGTGGGCAATTCGATTGCGTGCGAGGTATCGCAGGGCAGTACCCCTGACCCCACCCCCCCCCTCAAAGGTACTCCCTGACGCCCCCTAGCCCTGCGGGGGCAGAGTCC